TCAGTCGTGCAGGTGTTCGGCGGCGTGCAGGGTATTTTCCAGCAGGCAGGCGCGGGTCATCGGCCCGACGCCGCCCGGCACCGGGGTGATCCAGCTGGCGCGTTGCGCCGCCACCTCGTATTCCACGTCGCCGACCAGGCGGCCGTCGGCCTGGCGGTTGATGCCGACGTCGATGACGATGGCGCCTTCCTTGATCCACTCGCCCTTGACCAGTCCCGGCTTGCCGGCAGCGACCACCACCAGGTCGGCGCGCGACACATGGTCGGCCAGGTCGCGGGTGAAGCGGTGGGTCACGGTGACGGTGCAGCCACCCAGCAGCAACTCCAGAGCCATGGGCCGGCCGACGATGTTCGAGGCGCCGACCACGACCGCGTCCATGCCGTACAGGTCGGCGCCGGTGCTGGCGAGCAGGGTCATGATGCCTTTCGGGGTGCAGGGGCGCAGCAGGGGCATGCGCTGGGCCAGGCGGCCGATGTTGTAGGGATGGAAACCGTCCACGTCCTTGTCCGGGTGGATACGCTCCAGCAGCAGGGAGGCGTCCAGGTGGGCGGGCAGGGGTAGCTGGACCAGGATGCCGTCGATGGCGGGATCGTCGTTCAGGCGGTCGATCAGGGCCAGCAGGTCGTCCTGGCTGGTTTCGGCGGGAAGATCGTAGGCCTGGGAGAGAAAGCCGACTTCCTCGCAGTCCTTGCGCTTGTGCGCCACATAGACCTGAGAGGCCGGATCGGTGCCGACCAGGATCACCGCCAGGCCGGGAACGCGCAGGCCTTGCTGGCGGCGCTCGGTCACGCGTTGGGCTATCTGCTGGCGAAGGTTGGCGGCGATCGCTTTGCCGTCGATCAGTTGTGCGGTCATGTCGGAAGGGTAACCATCGAATCGGGTGGAAAAAGGACGCGCATTTTCGCATGGACGCCGCCCGGGGCAAAGGAGGCGACCCGCGGATTTGCCGTAACTCCTTTATATAGCTGAATTTTTTTAAAAAACCCGTTGACGGCCTTTCGCCCCCTGTATAACATGCGCCCCGCTTGCCGAGCACAGCCGGACGCAGGGTAAGAGGTAATGCAAGTCGGTTGCTGACTTTGTGATTGCCAGAGCTTAAAGTTTGCGCTCAGCATTGAATGCAGATGAATAAAGCGCCCGTAGCTCAGCTGGATAGAGCATCCGCCTTCTAAGCGGATGGTCGCAGGTTCGAGTCCTGCCGGGTGCGCCATTCGGCGAATCGGCAAGAAGCAGGCGATGTTTTACCGCAAGTCGTAATATGGTGGGCGTAGCTCAGTTGGTAGAGCACAGGATTGTGGCTCCTGGTGTCGTGGGTTCGATTCCCATCGTCCACCCCATATTCCGAAGCGCCAGGCCCGAGGCCTGGCGTTTTCATTTCCAAGCAGTGTCCCGCGGACGTGGTGGAATTGGTAGACACACTGGATTTAGGTTCCAGCGCCGCAAGGCGTGAGAGTTCGAGTCTCTCCGTCCGCACCACCTTCTAAATCAAGTGTTTACGAGCTTCAGCGGCCCTCCATGTAGATGCGCTGGATTATCAGCGTGAACAGAACGTGAAATGCGGCTTTCACGGACTTGATCAAGAACCCCAACAGCATCCCTTACCCTGGCCGGAGCAAGATGGGCATATCGTTCAGTCATCGCGACTGTCGAGTGTCCGAGCAGATCCCGTACATCCGCCAGCGGAACGCCGGCGCTGACCAGCCATGCCGCGCAGGTGTGGCGAAGGTCGTGAATCGTAAAGTCCGCAATCTTCGCTGCCTGGCAGGCCTGCTTGAAGCCGGCCGAAAGCGATATCACTCGATCACCGTTAGCGCGCGCAAAGACCCAGGGGCATTCCGGGCTGGTCTCGGACCTGAATGCCATTCGTCGCTTTAGTGCTGCCATCGCCCCTTCGTTGATCGGGATGCTCCGGCGCTTGCCTGCCTTCGTGTGGGATGCCTCCAAGTAGATCAGTCGATTGGCGAAATCCACTCTGCGCCACTCCAGGCCAAGCATTTCCTCCCGCCGGCATCCGGTGTTTACCGCTAGGCGGATGAAATCCTCGAGCATCGGGCCAAACTTCTGGACGCGCGCGGCGCGGCACAGGGCCTCGACCTCCGCCCTGGTCAGCCAACGATCACGCCCCTCGGCCTCGCGCATCTTCCGCCCCTTCACCGGGTTAGGAAGGGCCCACTCCAGTTCTGTGTTGCAGTGGTTGATCGCCGCGGACAGTGCGGCGAGTTCTCGGTTGATGGTTGCCGGGGATGCGCCGGCATCCAACCGATGCGCTCCATATCCCCGGATGTCCTGGCCCCCTAGATCGTTGACCACGCGTCCGGCAAAATACTCGCGCAGCGGCTTTATGCGGTGCACGGTCGTTTCGTAGCTGCGCTGATGCTGGCGAGCGTGCTGCAGGTACGGAATGATCACCTCCTCAAAGGTCCTGGGCGGATTAACGCCCATTTCCTTTTCCTTCCACGCTTTCGCGCGCTCCTGTTGCTCTAGTGCTTTCGCCGCCGAGTAGTCGGCAGTTCCAGAAGAGCGTCTAACAAGCTTTCCTGTTGCTGATTTGAAAGAGATCCACCAGTAGGCGGAGTCGTTTCTCTTGTACGGCATACTTCCTCCGGTACGCCGACCGCGTCGCGCATGCTAGCAGCGGCTTCCTCTTCAAGCATCTGTTCGAGCTTTTCCTTGTGGACCCGGATGGTCTTTTTGAACCTGACCACCGGAATCAGCTTTTCGTCCGCGTAGCGGTACGCGGTCCTGCGGCTCACGCCGAGAATGCCGGCGGCCGCCTCAACTGAAATCAAAGACATAGCGAGACCTTGGCCGATCAACGGCATCGGGTTGGCGGGTAGAATTCGTGGAGGCTAGGCCGGGCAGGGCGCCCGCATCGGGCAATATGGGGGTTAACTGCTCGGTCAGGCCTTCTGGTAGGATTTGAACGCCCAGCCGGGTTAGCTCAGGGAGAGCTAGTGGCGCCCGGATGGGTTACTTCGGTTGTTTCTGCTTGTTGCGGCGAGCGATGATCAGTTGCTTGGATGCCGTGGCAACTCCCTTTACAACGTCCTCCGGGAGAAGCGCCTCGTTGCAGTGCGGGCAAAGCGGAGCCATCTTCGTACTGCGCCACGCTTCGTCGATCACCTTGGCTGCCCGGCTGCGGATTGCAAACTGCTCTGCCTCATGAAGCTCACGGCGCCGCTTGTTCAAGTCCTTCAGGCCGCCATCAAACACCTCGACCAGGTACATGAAGGCATCAAATGGCTCGACCTCCGTTTCACAATCGCTGCACCAGATGCGGCGCTCCTTGTCGTCGTAGACCATTTTCCTGTGACGGCATGAAGAAACCGGGCGCCTGGTCAATCCACGGGCGACTCGAAGGTCCTCGATCTGGACGACCTTTACGCCGTAGAGGTATTCATGGGGTTCAATGGGTGCGTCGCTCATTCAACTCTCCATACCGTTCTGCTTCAATTGGCTGGAAAACCACCATCGCCCATCGCCATCCATCCCAAGCAGCCTGTGTGTTGCTGTCGAAATATCGAATGTTGCCCTGGTCATCGACGTAGCTAGACAGGTCGAATACGCCGGCCATGCGTTTCTCGAATTCCTCCCGTTTCATCACTCCCCACCTCCCATAGACTTGCCGATCTCGGCGGCGGCGCGGACTATTGCTCGCCGAGTTGCCGCATACGGGTTTTCTGTGAACACCTCCTGGCAAGGGTTCATCCCGTCACCATTTGATGGCTCGGCGGCCACCTCCTGAAATCCGTTGTAGAACGTAATGTCCAGGCGAAGCTGCACCGCCAGAATAAACGCGTGGTGGCTTTCGATAAGTGGGTTCCAGGCCGTACACCCATCGACAATCCAAAGGCTGGCTTTTGCTGGATCGACTATGGAATCACGTTCGGCTTGACGCTGCTCATTGATCTGCATCCCCGCCGCCCGCGCCGCCAGTTCGAGTAGTTCGCGGTCGTTCATTGCGTTGCTCCTTCTAGGGCTGATTGCGCTGCCTGCATATGTTCAACGTGAAGCTCTGCGCTACCGGTGTTGGAGTGGACGCCGTAGAGGATTCCTTCCCTTGGGGCATTTCCACCCATTGCCGATCTGACTCGTTCGAACTCGGCGAATGGCTTGAGCGCTCCCCGCAGCGCCTCGTTCTCCGCCTTGAGCCTGTCGATCTCGTCCAGCAGGGCGAGGATGGTCTTGGGGTTGGCGGCGGCGATCCATTGACCAAGCTCATCATCATGCTCGTCGAACGCCGAGTAATCGCTGATGCGCACGTCGATGAAGTCGCTGTATTCGCCGTCTTCGCCCACAGCTCCAACCGTCACGGCTGAAGCGCTGTGCCTGTGGCTCTCCCAGGGCCCCTGATAGGCCGGAGCCAGTTTCTCCGCTAGCTCCTTCAGCTTTTTGGTGTCGGTCATGGCTTGATCCTCATCTTCTTCTCAGGGCGAATTCCTTCTTCGCGCAGTACCCGCATGGCTCTCGCCTTTGCGCGAGGTGATGGGTTTCGCATGTCGCGCAAAGCTCGCCAAGCTCGCTTGCTGCCGAGATAGAGGCCGATCCCGAGATCGCAGCAGTCTACAGCCACTGGCTCCATGCCAACGCCGTTGTTGACGTAGTGGTAGGGATCACGCTTGCAGAATGGGCAGGTCATTTCGCCACCTCGATTCCGGCTCGCTGGAGGGCTGCTAGACATTCCCTGATTCCTCGGTTGAATTCGGCAAGCTCAGGATAAGCATCAAGTGATGAGCTACCATATGGCTTTGGCAGCCTCACCCTCAGAGCCGCGCGGCTGGCTTGCCAGGCTTTCCATCGTTTGGCGCACTGGCCGTCTTGTTGCGGATCATCTTCAACTGCGATGACGTAACCGAACTCAGCGTGGTGCCACGCTTCAAACTCTTCTCTCATGTCAGGCACGGTCAGTCCCTCACTTCAATTCCGCCTTCGCGCAGCGCCTTTACAATCTCTGCGCGCTCTCGCTGTTGAGCCTTGACATCAACGACGCCACGGCCATTGCAAACGCGACACCAGCGCCGCTCTAGGTCATAGCCTCGGCAATAGGGGCACGGCTTCAACTCTTGCTCCATCTGCTCAACTCCTGTCCTTTCAGCTCTGTCTGCTCGTAGAGGTTCTGGAAGTCCCCGACTATCCGGAAGATGCCGAAGACGATCAGCGCGATGACAAGCAGCGCGACCAGGGTTTCGTTTTCGTTGTCCACGGTTGGTCCTCCGGGGGCGGATTCGTTGGTTTGGGGTGGCCTGTAAGGTGGTGCCAAGTAGCTTGGTTTAAGCGCTGAAACCCAGTAACCATGCGGGTTTCAGGCTGGTGCTAAGGCGGCCTGTAAGCGATGCCGGGATTCCGGCATCGGTGCGTACAGCAGTTGGCGATGGGTGGCTATGCCTGCTCGCTCAGCAGGGCGCGGAGTTCCAGGAACAGGCGAGCGTCATCGTTCACCGGCTGAGTCTCTGGCGGGTATGTTTGATCGAACTCCGCTCGAAGATCGAGTTGAGACCTGATTCGCTCCAGAAGCTCCTGCGGAACCACCACATGGCCCGCGGGGATGGCTCTGGTGTTCCAGTCGGAGACAGCAATATCACGCTGCTCTTTTGTGGCCGGCACCATCATTGTTTCGCTGTCCGAGAAGGCGCACTCTAAAGCGTGATCGCCTACGATCCTATGCCAGTCGCGGTTGCTCTCCATGCGCATCGAGCATCCGCAGAACGGACACGGTTTCAGTTCTTCAGCCATTGCCGTTCTCCTTGTCTTCCTCGGTGATCGCCTTGCACTCGAATACGGTCTTGCCGACGTAGAACTTGCCGAGCTTCCGGCATTCTTCGGCTACGGTGTAATGGGCGTGTATCCAGCCACCGAACCAGCCGATGGCCATGAAGACCAGCATCCATAGACTGAACAATCGGTACTCCTCCGGCTCATGCAGCATGGTCGCCGTTCTCCTTGTCCTGGTTGAGCAGGGCGCGAAGCTCTGCCATTGCCTGATCGCGCGCGTACTGCCAATTGAACATCTCGCCGATGTCCTGCACTGCTGGCTGCTCTTCCACGATCCCCCGCAACAGCCCCTCGCTGACCGTCTTGCCGTTGATGCGCGACAGTTCGTCGATGCAGGCGTTCCAAATTTCGCGCGCATGGTGGTAACTGACGTCACCGTCGCAACCGATTTCGCGCAACATCCTGCTGATACTGTCGCCGTTCGTCAGGCGCTCCGGCACAACCACCACCCTTGCGCGCAGTTCCGATAGTTCGCCGAGGCAGGCTTTCAAGTGCGCTTGCAACTGATAATTCGCTGCCTGCTCGTCGCAGAAGTTTTTTCGAGCGAGGTCTCGTTCGAGTTTGAAATCGTCTCTCGCCATTCGCAGGTCCGCGACTTCCTTGAGTGCAGCATCACGCTCGTCCCGATGCGCGTTACGGCTCCCAATTAGAACCTGCTGGCTGTGCTTCAGGGCCGCGACTTCCTCCCTGAGCGCCTGGGCCTCTTCGGCGAGGTCGTCGTAGTCCTGGCTAAGGACGAACTCCCCGAATTGGCTTTCTTCCCAGCCATAGATATTTCCAACCGGGCTGATCTTCTTCACCTCACTCATGACCTACCTCCTTGCTGGCTGCTCGGCGCTTCTTCATGATCTCTGCTACGCCGTCGGGGTACGTGATAGCCACGGCCCCGGCTGCGAGAGCTGCTGACTTCTTCGACAGGCAGATATCGAAGTGCTCCTTGATGGTCCCGGCATGCTGAATCCACTTCCGCTGAACACCGATCTTGTCTGCCATTGCGAGCAGTTCCTCGGTCGTGTCCGCGAGCATGTGACACATCTTCATGCGGCCAAAGGTTGCGTTCATGTCGTCGACGTAAACGGCCATCACACCCCCTCCTTGCCGGGCGCGGCGGCGAGAGATCGCAGACCATCATGGATGGCTCGCAGGTCGTCGTCGGTCGGCTCTGTGCGCAGGTACAGAACTACGGAGCGCGGATAGGCGAAGTCTCGTCCGATCCCTGACACCTCCGGCACGCTGTGCTGAGCCTGGGCTACAGGGGCGGTGTAGAGCTTGATGCCTGGGCCGTAGAGCCCGGCGGCGGCCTCCGTCCACTTCACCCAGAAGGCATGAAGGCCCCGATTGGCGAGAGCTACCGGCTCCTGCCTCTCCAACTCCGCGACCCTGGCCAGGGCGGCGTCGCGCTCCGCCGTGCGGCCCGAAACCAGACCATCAAGACGAGCAATTTCCGCTTCCCGTTCTCTGATTTCGTTCTGTAATGCCCGGTACGTTTCCTGGCCGGAATCCATGTAATCGTTCTTGTGCTGGCGGAGCTGGGCTATCACCGCCCGCAGCTCCCCGACGATGCGCTCGTGCTGGGCGACGGTCATAAGCGGCCGGCGTTCGACGGTGTAGGAGCGTTCGAACTCCTCGCCTTTTCCTGGGTGCCAGAGACTCCAGCCAGTTTGCGGGCCTGCGGTGACACGGTATTGCCACGCCACCACCTCCGGCCGCTCCGCCTCTGCCTGCTCGGCCTGCTCCTGTGGTGCGAACTCTTCAAGGTTGCAGCAACCGTCCGGCGAGTGATGGCCCTCGGTCATCGGCATGCCGCAGAGGCACCCGATCACCGGGGCGCCCTCTGGCTGCGCCAGGGCGGCACGGGTCTGCCAGGCTTCCATGCTCCGCGCTGTAGCGCCGCAGTAGTTGCACTCTGGACCGCGTGTGCCATCGCCGCGAAGCCAGCCCGTGGGGTCTACCTCGCCACCGCAGAAGGGGCAGGGTGCTGGCTCAACATCTCTGCCTGCCTGCTCTACCGGTGCCGGCGGGTCACGAAGCGGTGTGCCGGCCAAGCCCTTGGCGGCCAGGTAGTTGGTGGCCCGTGCCACCAGGTTGCTTTCCGGGGCATGCCGCTTCAGTGAACTGGCCAGCATGCGAACCAGCATTGCCAGTTCCTGGGTGCGCTGTCCCTCGGCGCGGCCGATGTCGTAGAACGGACGAAGCCAGTGATCCTCCGCAGGCGGCTGGCTGGCCTGGGCGCCGAAGGCCAGCGCGCCGGTGATGGCGTCTGCGATGACCTGACGCTGGTCGATCACCGACTGGGCAGGCATGTCATTGCCGTGCGCATTGCAAATCGCCGCCATGTTGCGTAGAGACTCCAGCAACTCTTCCTTGTCAGGGTTTATTCCGGTGTCATGGCCGATGGCTTCCCATGCTTCCAGTACCGTGATCACCTCCGACCGGAAACCGGAGTACCAGAGTTTCACGGCATCTTCCTTGGCGAGCGGGTAGCTGAGGCCTGCGGCGATCAACTGGTCTTCGGACGGCGGCGCCTGGTCATTGATCAGGGCCAGCAGGCTCTCGGCTGAGGAGTGAACGTCGTCGAGGTCCGTCGACCAGCGGTGCGGGGAGCGGTGCTGGGTGCTGTCGTGGATGTTGTCCAGGGCTTCGACGATGCCGCGCAGGCGGATGGCGCACTGCTCGATCAGTTGGTGTTGGGTAGAGGACATTGCGGTGTCTCCGGTTGCTCCGGCGCCGGCGGCCGGCAGCGGAAGCATTTGCACAGGCCTATCCGTTGGCCCGTGGTGCGGCAGATGGTGGGGCGGTTCATTTCGTGGCGTCTTGCTTCATGGCTTTGGCGTGGCCGACGCAGGTGCGGACCGGGTTTCCCTGGTCGTCCAGGTCGGCGTGGCAGTAGAACCGGCTGAGTTCCTGCCGGCAGTAGATGGCATCGGTGGTGGTGACCGGCGATGTGTTCGCCGGGGTGCCGAGGCGATAGGCACAGCCGGCGCACGTGCCGCGGGGGTCCACAGTGGCGGCCAGGACAACGCCTTGCAGCGCTCCGAACATCGTCGGCAGGTTCGCCTGCTCCGCGGTGTGCGGGTGTTCGCCGCGCTCGATGAGGATCAACTCCACCATCGCACGGCAGTTCTCGGCGACGGCGTTGGCCATGCCCAGCACCTGGGCGAACAGGTCGAGCATGGTGGCCGGGTCGCGCTGGGCGGCCATCTTCTCCAGCACCTGGCGGCGCAGGTCCGCCGGCAGAAGCACGGCGCCGGCCAGTTCGTGCGCGTCGGCGGCGCTGATTTGGTAGTCGGCGGGAGGCTGGTTCATGGGACCGCCCTCGGCGCCCAAGGCAGGAGTGCCTGATCCCCACGCACGTACAGAGGGTGGCGCGGGTGGCCATCCTTCGTCGTGCCTAGACACCAGAGGCGCCCGCCGGCGGCGGTCAGGATGCTGGTTACGGCTTCTACTCGCTCGGGCTTCGCATTGGCGCCCCAGGCGCACACGATGTCGGTGTACTCTCGGGCGATCGCGCGCAGGCGCCAGTCGTTGTCTGGGCCTACTGGGTCGCTGTGCTGCCAGAGGTCGGCCGGGTTCGTCGCGCGCAAGGCGTACAGATTGACGACGGCGATCCCGTTGCAGCCCCAGGCCGAGGCGAAGTTGCGGCAGCGCCGGATCGTTGGATCGTCGAGCGCGGCATCAGCGGTGCTCGGATTGAGCATTAGGAAAACCGCTGTGCCTTTGTCGGCCAGGCAGTCGCCAGGGCGAGTCAGAAGGTAACGGTACTGGCCGCATTCGCTGATGATGGCGCTCATGGTGTCACCCGCTTGAACTCGACGACCCAGACCCATGGGTTTTCGGCCCAGCTTCCCTCGCCGTTGAGCGATTCCCAGAGGAAGCCGAACGCCCCCTTGGCTGTGTCGCCCCAGCAGCCGATATCGGCGCAGGCTTGCCGAGTGTGGTCGCATGGCTCGCCGCGCACTCCCTCTGCCAACGCCTGCTCTTCGCTGATGTCCTGTAGGCGCTCGACGCGAACAGCGGTGATCTCCAGCAGGATGCGGGAGGCCCAGCGGGGCATGTGGATACTTGGCTTCCATTTGCAGTGGAAGTAGCCGTCGGGATCGACGTATTCGTTGTCGTCGCCGCTGGCGCGATAGGCGCAGTGCCCTGGGTTCTGGAACTTCGTCATGTCCTTCCACCATGACTGGTTGGCGGCCTGTTCCTCATCGGAAATCAGCGGCCCCTGCCATGCTTCCCGCACCCACAGCCGGTCGCCTGGCTGGCCGTAAGGGCAGGCAGCCTCTGCCAGCCCACACCAACAGCCCTCGCCATTCTGAAGCTCTCGCTCAACATGAAGCATCGACTGGTGGACCTTGCACGGCCAATTGTGGCCGCCGCTTTTGCTGGGCATGGGTTGCGGCTTCATCACTCGCCGCGTGACCGTCTTCCTACCTTCCAAGATGGCGCGGACCATCGGTCCAGTGAACAGGATCGGACGTTCTTTCATGGCTGCACCTGCTTCTGCGAACGGTTCCAGGGATGCCGGCGCCCGGGCTTGGGCTGCTGGCGCGGGGTGATGAGCGCGTCGCGCAGGCTCATGCCGGCGGCGACGCGGCGGCGGACGGTCGTTGCGTGGACCGGGCTCTGGAAGTGCTCCACCAGGTCGGCGATGGTCCCGGTCACGCCGTCGACGGTGAAGCGTCGGTTCTCGCTCCAGCGTTCGTGTGCTCGCTCCAGCGCGGCGGCCTGCGCCGGCGTGCAGCGTCCGCGCTTCTGCTCGTTCGCACGCTGGTGGTCGGCTGAGCATCCGCGTGCCGGCCAGGTGATCTCCGGCATCAGGGTCAGCAGTTCCCGGAACTTCCAGCGGCCCAGGCCAAGGGCCTGCATCGTTGCGCGGCGGGAAAGCCCGCGCGCGGCCGCGTTGCGAATGAACTGTTCGGTGTTCATGCCGCCACCTGCTGCGGACTCGGGCGTAGCCGCCGCTTCCATGGGTCGTTCGCCCGGGCGTACGCGGCCATCGTGTTCGGGCTCACGCTGTTGCCGCACATGTGAACTTGCTGGGACAGAGTGAACCGTTGCCCGTTGTGGCCCCGCTCGATGATGTAGCTGTCGGGGAAGCCCTGGGCGCGGTACAACTCACGCGGTTTGAGCATCCGCAGCCGGATGTCGACGATCACGTAGGGGCTACCGCTGATCCACACGGTGACCAGGGCCAGCCGGTCTTTGGTGGTTACGGTGCTGACCGGCTCGTCCAGCGGACGGATGTTCTCGCCCATGCCGTGGTACTTCATCAGGAACGCCGCCACCCATACGGCGCCTTCGACCTGTTCTGGGGTTAGGCTGCCGGCGATCATTTCTGGCGTGACCAGCATGTGGTGACCGCCGGTTGCCACGGTAGGCGCCGGCTGGTCCGCCGGCGTGCTGCTGTGGCCGGTGGTATTCGTCACCAGCAGGGCGCTGACCAGGCCGTGGTGGTCCGTGCCGGTTTGCGTGCCCAGCGGTCCGTCCACCGGGGCGCCATGCGATCCCTTCCGCAGCGTTACCAGGTGTGCCGTGGCGAGCTGCTGCTGGCTGCCGCTGTTCGTGATCGTGCTGATCGGGGCGTCGGCCGGGCGGCTGTGGGTGGTGTTGTAGCCCCCGTTGGCCTGGACCATAAAGGCGGTGGCCACTCCACAGTCAGCTTTCGCGGTGATGGTGTACATCGGCTCGGCGACCGAACGCGGCTCGGTTTGGCCGGCGCGGCCGCCGACACCGACCAAGACCGCGCTGGCCAAGCCCAGGGCGTGCGCCGCGCCGGCCGGGCGCTTGCACTCGCCGCCGCTGGTGATCGTTGGCATCGGCTGGTCGACCGGCGCGCCGGTAGCGTCGAAGCGGAACTTCACCAGGTGGGCGGCGGCAAGCGCGTGCTTCACGCCGCCGGCGACCACGGTGCCGAGCGGCTCATCCAGTTCAAGTACGCGCGGCGCCTGTCCGTCGCGCTCGCCGTAGCCGACTTGGATCAGCGTCGGGGTGGCAACGGAGAAAGCGCCACCCTTCGGCCAGGCAGTGATGGTGTTCAGCGGCTGGTCAACCGGATGCACGGCCTCGCGCGACCAGTTCGCGATCGGCACGATGAAGGGCTTGGCGCGCTGTAGCACCTCCTTCTCGATGCCCTTGGCGATCCGGCGCATGGTGGCCTCGGCCAGCGGGCGCTTCCGGTTGCGGATCGACTGACCGAGATCGCTCCAATCGATGCACTCTGCAGCAGTACGGTACGGCTTCAGCCCCTTGCTGGGCTTCGCGGCATGGGTCTTCTCCGCCGCCACTGGCTCGAAACCACCGTCGGTGGCCACCAGGTACAGGCGCTGGCGAGTGGTCGGGTCGCCGTAGTCGCAGTTGCGCTCGACCCAGTAGTCCACCTGGTAGCCGAAGCCGCGCAGGGTCTGGACGAACTGGCGCCAGGTGCGACCCTTGCGCTTCGGATCGGGCACCAGGAACTGCTCGTGGCGCGGCACGCGCTCCCCTGGCTCGGCCACCGTGCCGTCGAGACGCACGACACGGCCGGTCGCTTTGTCGCGCTTCGCGATCAGCGGGCCCCACTGCAGTATCTGCTTCACGTTCTCAAGGCTGATCACCCAAGGCCCGCGGCCGAGCTTGTGCAGCTTGCCGGCCCACTTCACCACAACCCAGGACAGGTCGCGGATATCTTTCTTGCGCGGCTGGCCGCCGGCGGCCTGGCTGTGGTGCCGGCAGTCCGGTGAGGCGTGCAGCCAGCCCACGGTCTTGCCCTTCGTGCTCGCGATGGGGTCGATACCCCAGACATCGGTCGGCAGATGCTCGGCGTGCGGGTGGTTTGCCTCGTGCATGCTGATCGCCGCCGGATTGTGGTTGATGGCCAGGTCGACCTTGCGGCCCAGGCCCATTTCCAGACCGGTGCTGGCACCGCCGCCGCCGGCGAACAGGTCGACGATAATCGCGTCGTCGGTGTCGTCCAGGGCCAGGCCGTACTGGGTTTTGAAGTCGAGCGGGGAGGGCTTCTTGAGGGAAGTCATGCGGCGGGTTCCTTGGTCGGTTTGCGGTAGGTCTTGGTGAGTGCGCCGTTGATCGAACGCCCTCTGCGCAGCAGGACATTTGCCAGCGCGGCGCGGTCGACCTGGCTGTGCGAGGCCTGACGGAAGAGACCGCTTGCGGCCTTGTAGATGGAAAGCTCGGTGTGCATCGCCATGGCATCCCCTCCTTGGGAAGCCGCCCGTTGCCGGGCGGTTAAATGAATGAATTACTGAATGATCAAATGAACATTCTGCGGACGGGGCGGACGCGAAGCTCGAAGTCCTTGCCGAGGAGGTCCTGGGAGCCATCGTTGAAGGTCATGAGGAAGGCGTTGTGGGCGGAGCGCTGCGTGCTCGACCAGTACCAACGGTCCTTCGCGAACAACTCGGGAGCGTTCAGCCAGCCCTGGTACAGCTCTGCTGCTGCCGGTAGATAGAAGTCAGAGTGCCCATCGGCCTCGAACTTGGTGCACGCGGTAGCTGCCGGGCGGCTGCCTTCGGCCAGGAGAGTCTGGGTGTTGGTGAAACCATCTACCTTGCTGGTTGCGTCCGACTCATCTCCACGACCGCCCCAGGCATGATCGCCAACGTCCTGGGCAGCGAAGATCAGGTAGTGGGCAGGAACGCCTTCGCGGGCCGGCACGAAACCGCCGTTGTGGCCGCCTTGTTCGGGCCAGTATTCTCCAAGCGCTGGCGTGGCCCGGTCGCTAGAGGTCGTTTCGTTCGCAGCAGGTACGGCAGGGATTTGCGGAAGACCGACATGAGCCAGGGCTGCAGCGACGAACGTGGTTGCAACAACGTGTGCCGGAACCTTCAGAACCAGGCCTTCCGGTGTCTTTACGGTGATCATTTCTCGTTTCATGGAAATCTCCTTGTCCTGCAGGGGATCAGGCCGCAGCCTGTTGCTGCTGGTCGACGAGTTGCCCGCCGTCGATCCAGACCGCCTGCAGCCATTCCGGCGTCTTCGCCATCGGCTCCTTCAGCGTGCCGGCGACGATCACCGAGTCGATCTCGCCGCCGACGGCCAGGCTCTGGAACAGCTTCATCGCCTGCTGAGTGCGCGCAGGGATATCCAGCACGTCGAAGCGGTCCAGCAGCGCCAGGCGCAGGCCGGAGATCGTCGCGATGGCCAGGGCGATGGTCGCATCGCACCGCCAGCGTTCCGACTCGGACAGTAGGCCGTATAGCCGGCCGCCGAACGTGACGTCGATGTCGGCGCTGATCTGTACCGGCGACCAGCCGGCGGTGCCGGACAGGCGCTGCAGCAGCTCGTTCACCGGCCCGATCGCATCGGCCAGGATCTCAGCCGGGATTCCGGTCGGCGACAGCGCGTCGGCCATGCCGGTCCACGCCACCACATCCCGGTGCGCGGCCTGCGCTTTCGCGATCGAGGCCTCACGCTGGGCAGCCGCTTCCATGGCTTCCTGAAGGGCCACCAGCTTCGCGCGGCTCGCGTCGCGGGCCTGCCGCAGCTCGTTGATAGCCTGCTCGCCGTTGGCGATCGCTTCGGCGCTGGGCGCGTCGGCGGACTCGGTTTCCAGGGCCTTGATCTGCTCGGCGGCGGCCAGGCACTCGTCCAGGTCCCGCTGGCTGTTCGCCACGGCGCGCTGAGCACTGGCCAGATACTCGCGGTATTCCGGCAGACGCTTGGCTGCCTCGGCGTCAGCGATCTTCTCAGGCGGCTGATGCACCACCAGAGCACCGGCCTGCAGGTCGACCGCGCCCTGACAGTGGGGGCAGGTCAGCGGCTGGTGCGGCACGCTGCCGGACGAGGCCAGTTCGGCGGCCATGACCTTCTCGGACCACTCGTCCTGGTTCTGCTCGTCCGTGCTCAGCTTGTTGCGGCGGCGCGGCTCCAGGTCTACCAGCTCGCGCAGATTGGCTATGCGCTGGGCGCGGCCGTCGGCGGCCTGGCGGGCCTGCTTGCTGGCGCCCAAGGTCTGCTGGGCTTCAGCCAGATCGTCCTCGAGCGCCTGCAGGGCGTTACGGGCTTCCTCGACCTGGTCGTTGGTCACCGCGGTGGCCACCAGCTCCGGCGCCCAGTCAATGGCCTTCTCGCTGCCGTAGTTCTCGCCGGTGACCGCTTTCCAGGCGCCGCGCGCCTCGCTGGCGTAGTCCTTTGCCTGGCCGACCATGGCGGAGAACCCGGAGCGGAGCAGGGGCTTCACCTTCTCGAACAGCGCCGGATCCAGGCCTTTGGCTTCCAGCCTCTTGCCGACCTCGGCCGGGCTGGCGCTGGCGCCGGTTAGGTCGAACAGAACCCGGCGGCGATCTTTGGCGTCCAGAGCGGCGAAGCGGCTGGCGTCGAGCACGAACGGCAGGAACGGCGAGTCGGCGAGCGGGGAGCCTTTGCCGCTGGGCAGCGCGACCCCGCAGGCCTGCACCTCGCCGGCATCGTCCAGCCACTCGACGCGGGCCTCCCCTTTCTTGGCGCCCTCGGTGATCAGTTGGCCGATATGCTGCTTCTGCGCAACGCGGCCGGGCTTACCGGTGAAGGCGTGGCTGATGGCGTCGAGCAGCGAACTCTTGCCGGCGCCGTTGTGGCCGGCCACCAGGAGCACCGGCGCAGAAACATCAAGGGCCGCATGACGCAGCCCTTGGAAGTTGGTGATTTCGAGTTTCGTGATGCGCATGACTCACTCCAGGTCGAGGGCGATATCCCCGGGCTTCTTGATGACGCGGTAGGTGTTCAGTTCGCGGGATTCCTCGTTCTCCTGCTCGAGCACGATGACGCCCTGGTCCAGCAGCTGGAGAACGACGCGCTCGGCTTCCTCGGTGGTGAGGGCGAAGCGCGATTGCAGCCAGGCCGCGTCGAACACGTCCTTCTTGGTGGCGACGCCGATGGCGATCTCGCCCAGGGTGTGGCCGGCGAAGCGCTCGACGCCGATGGCTTTGATTTCCTCGAACTCGGCCTCGACAACCGCTGCATCCAGTACCTCGCGGCCGCCGTTGCTATCGGCCGCTGTGACTACGCCTTCTTTCTCCATCCGCTCGATGATGCGGGCCGCGCGGTTGTAGCCGACCTTCAGCTTGCGCTGGATCGCCGAAATCGACGCTCGCCGGGTTTCGCGGACGAACTCAACAGCCGCCTGATACAGAGGGTCAGTGTCAGCGCCCCAAGCACCGTCTTCCTCCATGTCGCCGTCGCCGCCATTCAGGTCCAGCGGGTTCTGGTCCGGATCCGCCTTCACGTCCTTCATGCCGTCGAGGAATTCAGCGGCGCCGCCGATGATCAGCAGGCAGTCCTCGTTCACCGCGTCCAGAAGGTCGTGCTTGTTCGGGCTGGAGTGGTTCACCACGATGACGGCCTTCATCTTGTCCTTGGCCGCGATGGATTCGAGCTTGCCGTAGACGGTCTCGCGCTCGGCGCCGGCGATGGTGTGCACCGCGATGGTGGCGGCATTGCGCACCTGCTGTTCCAGGCGCTCGATCACATCGGTCTGCTTGGCTTCGGACAGCTTCTGCCAAACGTCCGGCAGGATGCGGATTTCCTGGATCAGGCCCTGCAGCAGGCTCTTGCCGAGCGTGTCGGCGGTCATGTGGAGGAAGGCGGCGTTGTTCTGGCTCATGGGCGGGTTCCTACTGGTTGGCGATGCGTTCGAGGGTGGTGTGCTGGGACTCACTGAGGAACATCCGCGGGCCGTAGCGCTGGAAGTTGGCGCGAAGGTCGGCGGTGAACTCTTCTTCCCAGGTGGTGGCGGCATTCAGCTCCGCCGCGCCGAGGAGGCTGTTGAACTCCTCGACACGGTCGAACTGCTCTTCGATGGTTCGGCTTGGCATGGCCGGTTACTCGAGATTGAGTTCGTCGGCGCCGGTGTCCGGCTGATGGCCCGGGGCGGGTTCGGTGATTTCGCCCGTCTCGGTGTTCACGCCGTCCGGGACCTGGTCCTGAGACTGGTCGTCAACAACGCTGTATTCGCCGGTGAGGATGGACGCGTTGTCCTGGTCCAATCCGGCGTCGGCGCGTTCGTCCAGGGTGACTGCGGTCTGCAACTCGATGCTGACCGGCAGGTACTTGAACAGCCGGCGGATGACGGTCTTCTTGGCCATCTCTTCGTAGTGGGTGACCCAAGGCCCGTTTCCGGATGCCTTACTTGTGGCGCGTACTTTGTCGACGTCGGCCTTGCTCATGACCTCGAATTGCACGCCGCCGTCCTTCAGCTTGGCGACCGCGTAGACGTGGGTCATGACGCCGCGTTCACCTTCTCCCGGAACGTGCTGGACGTCCTCGTCGAGGCCGTAGCGATAGCTGAACTGGTCGTTCTGGTGCACGGTGCGCGCGGTGAGCGAAACGATCTGGCCGGAGCGCCGGGCAAGGTCAATCATCCCGCGGTAGCCGATGATCAACTGGACGTTCGACAGGCCATCTTTCGCCTTGCCGTTGCCGAACGGCAGCAGGTAGGCATGGCCGAGAGCGTTACCCGGTTCCAGGCCGAGCTGCGCGCATTGCATCACGGCGCCGAGGAAGCTCTCCTGATTGCACTTCGCCAGGGCCGGTACTTTGCGAATCTCGGTCAGCGCGATGCGCGCGAGTCGATCGGCGGTCATGTGCTTCGGAAGCGCCAGGGCGATCTGGCCTTTGATTTTCGGATCAGTCATCAGGTGGGCCAGCGTTTTCGGCTGACCGTTGTTGGCGACATTGCCGGTCGCGGCGGCTTTCAGGGCGGTTGCGGACATGCTGGGCTCCGGTTACTTGAGGCGGAAAACGCGGGATTCGCTGGTCTTCTTGAACTGCTCGAACAGCGCGGGGTGAGCTTCCTTGAAGGCGGATTGGTCGAAGCGGTTGGTGGTCTGGGACTTCCACGTCAGTACCGACTTGCCGTTGACCGTGAGTTGGGCGTGGTCCTGCATGAAGAGCTTGATGCGCTCCTCTGCGGACTCGATCTCGTACTCCAGGCCCTTGGCCTTGGCTTTCAGTTCGCGCAGGCGGTTGAACACCTCCACGACCTTGCCATCGGCCTCGATGCTGGTTCCGGCGTCACGCTCGAACAGCCGGAGGATGTCGCTGACAGCGGTTGCTTCGGGCGGATCCAGGCGCTGGATGCGTCCCCAGAACTCGACCTCCTTCTCGCGAATCGCCGCGATGGTTTCGTCGTCCCGCTCGACGCGGTACACGCGGAAGTCGTCGCCGCCGATCAGCACCCCGAAGATGCAGACCTGGCGGCCGGTGACCATCAGGCCGTGCATGGCCTGGGCGGTGTAGTGGACTGGAATGGCATCGGTCTGAACCTCACCCCATTCCTTCGCCTTGAAGGGGCTGACCGTCTTGATCTCGATGTTTTCGCCGCTGGCGGCCTCGGCGTCGATCTCGGCGGCCATGAAATCGTGCTGCTGGTCGCGGTAGCGGTTACCGCGGCCGACGATCTTCAGGCCGGTCTCTTCGGCCAGCAGGTCGATGACGTAGGGCTCCATCCGCTGGCCACGGGTGAAAATCTTCTGCTTCGCCGGGTCGACGGGACCGGTGCGCGGCTGGATCTTATCCAGGTACACGTCCAACGGAGTGCGCCAGGGGCTGATGCCGAGGATGCCGGCGACATCGCTGCCGCCTAGCAGCTTGCTCCTGTCATGATGTTCAGGTGCGATTTTGAGGAGGGACACAGGCGTAATCTCCGAGGTTCTTCAAGAGGCCGTCGTACTTGCAATGGCATGATCTGCAAAGACGGATGTAGTCGTTTGGGTCGTGGTGCCTTCCACTAACGTTGGCCCACTCGAACCTGGCCTTTGGGTCGGTGGTCCCGCAGTGCTCGCACTTCATGGGGCGGCCCCGCGCGGCATAGACCCTGTTGTGGGCCGGCTTGTACTTGACCGCCTCGCCCCGCCAGCTACTGTTCTTCGCTCCGCGCTGATCTCGCTTCGCAGCTATGCGCCGCTCTATGCCGCAACGGATCATGAAGAGCCGAAGGGCACGGCAGGTGCATCCGATCTCGGCGGATACTTCTTCGAGCGTCATGCCCGATTCGTAGAGATGGCGAACCAAGCCCTCGTTGAGCAGTGGAACGCGCTTACTCTGTTGGCCGCCGAGGTACTTGGTACGGTCGAGCGCGCCGACCGATGCGAGAGCTGCAGTCATGGGGCTGGTCTCATTTCAGGGTGAGGGTGGTTGTCGCGTGAAGGCGGGAGCTACGCCGGAAGCGCAGAACGCAGAGGTCGCCGCATATGTCGGCGAAGAACGGGTTGTGGTAGCCGTGGCGGTTGGCCAACTCGACGGCCTGGCGGATGCTCTTTCCGGCAAACTCTTCGATATCGTCGAGCTGGTCGTCGATGATCGAGCGAACGGGGCGGGTGGTCATAGGTCGATGCTCCTCAGTTCTTGCTGTCTCGCATCCGCTGCGGCGTCGAGCCGGCGGCGCATGTCGTCGTATTGCCGAGTGCCGATGGCGTCGAGGGTGTAGGCCATCTCGATCTGGCCGCGCCATACCAACTGGTCGTGGCGCGGGATCACCGACCGACGCATTGCGACGATCGCTTCCTCGATCACGCCCTCGGCGCGCTCATTCGCCCAGGCCATCGTCGGCCTCCTGCTCTTCGTCCTCGGGCTCCGGTTCCGGCTGGTCCCAGAGCGGATCGACAGCACGGTCGTAAGCGAGTTGCGCGTTGCTGAAAGCCGCGCGGTTGCGGCGCTCGCGGTATGTCCACATCGGGATGCTCTCCGTGGTTCACCTGCATTCGGCAGCACCCAGGGACACGGCAGTCGTGCCCGGTGGGGCGCCGTGGTGGGTGCTCTCGAATGGAGGTTGAAAAAAGCCCGGCCGGAGCCGGGCGAAGAGGGGGAACGCTGCGCCCTGGCTAAGCCAGGGAATCGGATTAGGTGTTGAACCGATGCGCGCGGGTTGCGTAGCACCAGATCGGCCACATCTGCATCGCGGCGGCGATATTCGCGTTCGTGCCTTCCCACCCCTCAAGCAGCGTCTCTGCCTGCTCACGAAGGGGCTTGGCTGATTCGAGTTCAAAGCGCTGCTCGCTATAACGCGCTGCAAACTCGCGGCTGATGTTGAAGACTGTGGTGGCCATGGTCAGTACCATGTCCTCAGCAATCTCAGCCGGGCTGCGTCCGTAAGTGGCGGCCATCTCTCATCCCTCAATGCTGAAGTGGCGGCGTGCAACCTGCTCCCCGATCTCATCAAGGAGGGCCTCTGCGCCAAAGTGGTTAACGATCTGCTCGATGTCGAAGTTCTCCATCACCGAGGCGCCGTCCGCATCGAATGCAGAGACTCCAATCGTTGTGCGGCTGGAAGAATCGACATTGATCTTGTAGGCCGTGAAGTTCATAACGCTGATGTTCATGGTGAAGTCTCCGTTGTGCGCGCCGTTGGACCGGCGGGCGCTCGCCGTGGGTTAAACGCCCGGCAATGGGCCAGGCGCCGAAGTCAGGAGATCGCGGTGCAGGCCCGCAACGCGACCGGCGCCGATTGGCCTTCGATCCAGATAACCGCCGCCCCGCCAAGCGACACGCTGGCCCGGCCGACGGTGCGGGTGCGCTGCGGTTCGGCCCCTCGGTACGGGCGGTACTCGATCAGCGCTGGCGCCGGGTGGTCGCGGTTCCAGGCCTCGACCAGCTCCGCCGGCGGCACCGGTCGGACGTTGCCGATCTGCTGGTAGATCTCGGAGCGGTGAATGGCGACGTCGTCCGGGGCGGTGATGCCGAGGCGCACCTGGTCGCCCTGGCTGCCGAGGACCGTGACGGTGATGTTGTCGCCGATATGCAGGGTTTCGCCGTGGCGGCGGGTCAAGATCAGCATATGTGCCTCCGTTCAGGATGCTGTGCGCCCGGGCTCAAGCCGGCTCGCAGTGGGAAAGGGCAACGCAACCAGACACGCCCGCGAGCCAGACGACAGCAACGGTCGCCGCCGGGTTGGCGTTTCGCTTCATCGGGTATCTCCGGATAGATTGCGGTGGGGTAGGTGATGCCCTGCTACCGGCAGGGCGGCGGGCTATTGATGGAGGACGCCGCGCCCGAACGGCTTGAAGCAGCATGCGCATACAGGAACGCCAGTTTCCTGTTCCAACTCGATGCTGCGTGCGGTGCTGCGGTAAGTGTTCGCAGCGAAGGTCAGGCCGGCGCGCTCAGCCTCATCCGCTGCCTGCAGCCATCCAGCAATCGCTGGGTGCGGGACTGGCTTGGGTGCCAGTTCGATTTCGATCTGCATCGTCTTGCCCTCGGTAAAGCCCCGGCGAACCGGGGCGGGGTGGTTAGCGCTGCGACTGCTGGTAGCCGTGCTCGAACCACGCCTGGGCGTTATCGTCGCGCTCGTTGCGTGGATTGCAGTACGTCGGCGCATGCACGATGTACCCATTGCCCAGCGTCTTGCGGTTCTCCGGCTCGTCGCGGTAGGCGTGATAGCCATCCACCCAGGCCTTTGCGTCCTTCCGGCGCGCCAAGTGGGCCGACCCGCTGCGGGTGTTATTCCCCGAGTCGTAGCCTCCGGCGACGCGCTTTCCGTTGGCGTCGTACACGTACCAGCAGGCCACCCAGTTATGGCCGGCGTGCGAGCCCCAGCAGTAGGTGCGCCAGATGTATGCACGCTCGTTCTCGATGCGGAAGCCACGGTAGTTCATCGTCTAGCCCTCCAGGGCGTGTTGACTTCCCGTCTGGCCCTCGGTGGAGGGCCAGCCAGTGAAATCGGTGTTTCTCCCGCGTTCGCCTGCTGGGCTTCTACAACCCGCGGGTGGTGCTTCTGGTGTATCAGTAGCCGCTCAGCCGGCATGCCGAACGTCGCAGCCTTCTTGCTCTGGCGCTGTTACCCGCCACCTGCGCCTGGGCGATGATTTCTGTCCTCACTGCAAGCGCTTTCGGCGCCTTTCCGCTGTGTTCCCCGCCTTTCGGCGGTACCAGGTACAAAGCCACCATCTGAGTGGCCCTGGCAGGGAGCGTGAGCAGTGCAGACCCTCGGCGCGCGATTCCAGATGCGTCGCGTCAGCCTTGAGCCTGGCCGGCAACCAGAGGCCGGCATGGGTTCCCAAATTGTCGAAAGAGCGGTCGGCTCGGTGGCCTGGCCGGCGGTGTGTTGCTGGCGTTGAGGTAAAATTTAGCCATGAGCTAATTTCTCGTCAATAGCTTAAAGCTAAATATTTTTAGCCGTCCATGAAAAAGCCCGCTCGAAGCGGGCTAAATTCATGATTCTGCGATGATTATTTTTTTCGAGCGGCTGGCCAGATCAGAAGCGCAAAACCAAAAATGGCCAGGATCAAGTACCAGAAGTCAGTGATGGGCCGGCCAACTGCTGGGTCTGCAGGAGGGAGCGGGAACATCACGGCGGTGAGAATCGCGAGAAGAATCAGGCCAATCCCGATCAGGCGTCTTGTCTGCATAAGGGCTCCATTATTCAGTCCCAAAGTACCGACGACCAGAATACGCGACCGAGTACGCTGATGCCTTTTTCGGCCATCTCTTCCTGGCTGTACTCCTCGTCGGGATACTCAGCCTGGTTGAAACTCCGCAGGCGGATGCCGCCGCCGGGTAGCCGGTACAGTGCTTTGACCCGCAGTTCAGATGCATGCGTGATGACGTAGACCTTGCCATCCTTGATCGACTTGCACCCCAGATTGACGCCGACGGTACTGCCATCCGGAAGGGCGGGCTCCATGCTGTTTCCGCGGACTGTCACGCAAACCGCCATGTCGAACTGAACGCCCTGGTTGCGCAGCGTGTACTTGCCGAGACGGATCTTCTTGCTGGTCTTGAACTCATCCGCAGACCGACCTGAACCGGCCGCAACTTCTACGTCCTTTAGAAGAGGCACCGCCACCTCGTCATCCTCCAGAGGGGTTTCATCATCCCAGGCGGAAATTGGTCCGATAAGTTCCGCCTCGATTGGCACGGCCGGTTCGGACAGCTTTTCGTGAGGCAGATCCATCCATCCCCTAGCGAGGCCCTGGAGCGCTTCAATGCGTCGGGCCACGTCATCGCCGAGGTTCTTTTTTGTTTTGTCAGACAGGATCTGGCTCAGATGGGCGGGGCTCATTTCCCAGCGCTCGGCACAAGCGCTCTTGCGCTGGCTTCCGATGAGCCTGATGAGGTTCTGCTTTCTGATTTCGTAGATATCCATGCCGGCCAAGATGCCATTTTTTAGCAGGCAGCTAAATGTGCCCAAGGCTAAATTCCTCTTGAGATGAGATTAGCCATGAGCTAAATTCTCCGCAGGTATCTAGGAGAAGCACTCATGTCCGATCAACTGCGTAGCTGGCTGACCAGCGCCACACCTGAAGAGCGCGAGCGCGTGGCTCGCCTTGCTGGCACTTCCGTGGGTCATCTGTATCAGCTCGCAGGAGGCCATCGAAAAGCGTCTCCTGAGCTTGCCGAGCGTCTGCAGGATGCGTCGAGCGGGAAAGTAACCATTGCCGGCCTTCGTCCTGACTTGGTGGCCCTGGCAGAGAAGATTCTCCGCGGCGCCGCCTGACCCGAGCCAATTTACCGGCCGGGAGGCCACAAAGCATGCGAAGCGAATCGCACACCCTGATTTCCACGCTGCTCGGCGTGGTGAACCAATGGCGCCGCCGAGAGGGGTGGAGCCGCGAGACCGTCGTCCAGCACATCGTGGAAGCGCACGAGCGCATCCAGGGAGCGCTGGTCACCGGCATCGTCTTCGATCCGCCAACGCGCGATACAACCGAGCGGATGAAGGTAAACGCTGACCGCGTGTTCCGCTGGCTCGACGACGGAACCAAGGACACCAACCTGGTGCCGGCGAACTTCGTACCCAGCATCCTCGCGGCGCTGCCGACTGACCTGAAGGTCCAGGCCCTGGGCGACATCCTGACGCCGCTGGGCGTGTCGGTGCGCTTGATCGGCGGCGATGCCGGCCAGCGGCCGGAGGTGCTCTGCATGCTCCGGACACTCATCAAGGAGAACGGTGAGGCGCAGCAGGCTGTTGCCAACCTCGTCGACGGCGCTGATGACCAGGAACTGCAGGAGGCCCACCGGGAGCTCTCCGAATCCAGGGCGGCGACCGATGAGGCGCTGCGGATGATCGACCAGATGCGCCGGCCGCGCCTTGTTCAGGGGTAGCCGTGCCGTCCTTCCAGATCAACGACGAGGAGTGGGATGCGCTCTTCGACGAGCCGCATCAGCTGCTGAAGGTGTACTGCGCGATCCGGATGTTCATGGACTACAGGACCGGCATCGCTGGCGAAACCCGCCGCCTGAGCGAGCAGATGCTGATCGAGGTTTTGAGCATCCCGGCCTCACCTGGGCGTCCTGCGCACAAGGCGACCCGCAAGGAGGCCCGCTACACCATCGATGCGCTGGTGCGCCGCGGCATGGTCGAGCCAATGCCAAGCATCGGTCCTTTCGTTTTCCACCTGCCGAAGGCCTCACGGGATCAATCCGTCTCGGAGAGGTGGGGCCAGAGGTTTGACCAAGGTGGGGCCAGACCTGGGGCCCTAGGTGGGGCCAAGGATTTAGAGTCAGAAGCCCCGGAACTACTGGGCTACAGCGAAGAGGTTGGAGCAAGTGGGGCCGGAGGTGGGGCCGGAGCTTCTCCCGAGGTGGGGCCAGAGGTGGGGCCTACATCCGGTCTTCCTCCGATACCTCCTCCGTCACGTAACGCGCGCGAGGCAGAGCCGGTATCTGGTGCTGACCGATTCCCGATGAATGAGGCCTGGGTGCCGAGTGCGAAGGGGTGGGCGGCAACGCTGGTCCGCAACGGAATTGGGAGCTACCAGCTACGCGACGACGAGCTTCTCGAATTCCGCAGCTACTGGATCAACCGCCCCGAGAAATTCCAGTCCCAAGGCCAGTGGGAGCACGAACTGGCACAGAAAATCCGCCGCAACCAGCGCTTCGACCAGAACAGGAGCAGCTATGGAAACCAAGCAGGAAACGCCGAAGGCCAAGCCGGCCATCGTGCCGCAAAGCGCGGCCTCCCACATCGACAGGGCCCTCGCTCAGCCGTCGACCGCGTCAACGCAATCGTCGCCGCCAACGAGGCTGCCCGACAGGCTGCTGGAACGGCTCTGGGTGAAGATGACCGAGATGTACGGGCACCGCTGGACGTCGAGTTTTGGCGACAACCCAAATCCTGACGGCGCCTGGGCTACGGTACTCCAGGGGCTGACCGGCCAGCAATTGGCCCACGGGCTCAACATGCTGACGTTCATGGGCAGCCGGTTCGATTGGCCGCCGGCGGCGCCGACATTCCGGGAGCTCTGCTTGAGCGTCCAGCCGGAGTCGCTCGGTCTGCCGGACCACGACACCGCGTTCCACCAGGCTCTGGCGTGCCGCTACCGCCACCAGGTGGTCAAGGCCGCCGCCGAGGCCACCGGCGTTTTCGATCTGCGCACCGGCGAGGTGAACGACGATCGCCTCCGCAAGCGCTTCGGGTTCCAGTACGCCGAGATGGTCCGGCGGTGGGCAAACAACATCCCGCTGAGCCAGCCCGTCGTCCACGCGATCGAGCATGACACCGGGAAGAGCTTGCTGGACCTGGCCGAGGATGAAGCCGAGCAGCAGCTCCGCCGGCGGATGCAAGCCCAGGGCCTGGATGGGCTCAGTGGCGCCCAGGCGCGGGAACTGCTGCTGGCCAAGATGCGCCGGAAAGCGCCGGAGGTGCGCCGTGATGCATGACCTACGCCCAGTGATGTTCACCGTACCCGGCGAGCCGGTGGGGAAGGGGAGACCGCGTATCGGCCGCGTCGGCGCCCACGCCAGGATGTTCACGCCGGCGAAGACGGCGAACTACGAGGGGCTGATCGCGCACGCCGGCCACCAGGCCATGGCAGGTCGCGCGCTGTTCGAGGGCCCGGTGCTGGTCGAGCTCGACATCGCGCTGAGCATCCCTCAATCGATGTCGAAAAAGCGGAAGGCCCTGGCCTTGGCCGGGCAACTGCACCCGACCAAGAAACCGGACCTGGATAACGTCCAGAAGGCCATCTACGACGGCCTGAACGGCGTTGTCTGGAAGGACGACGTCCAGGTCGTGAAGGCGGTGGTGGGGAAGCGCTACGGCGAAACGCCAGGCGTGCGAGTGAAAGTCGTCCCTCTCCTCGAGGGCGAGCAGTGACTACAGGAAACTACAGGGGAGAGTCGAAATGAGACTGATCAGCGCGCGCCAGGCTTGGCAGGACGCGTACCACATCCCGGGCGCGTCGGTGATGGCGAAAGCCATCGAAGACGCCGAAGAGGCCACCCGGAAGACCAGGGCGAAGCGCCGCAAGAAACTGGTGGCCCGCTTCCCCGAGGGGTACCAGGGCGAGAGCAAGGAGCCGGAGGGCCTGTTCCCCATCGACTCCCAGATCATCGCCGCCTACGAGACGCGGACCGGGCGCGCCGCGGGAAACCTGAACCGCTGCCAGCACATGCTCGCCGCCGGCAAGGTGATGCATGCGATCAGCACGCTTCCGGCGCCGCTGCAGCATCTCGGACACTTCCTGTACTCGCCGCTAGCGAACGGGGTCGACCAGAACCGCGCGCAGTCCTTCCTGTACTTCTCGGCGGATCTCCCGAAGATGAACAAGCCCCGCCAGGAGGTCGCTTACTGGGTGGCCTTGGCGGCTATGCACTCGTGGAAGGACATGGTCAACGGCCGGGAGGAGTGGTGGCCTGGCAAGGTAATCCAGTTCCTGGCGGACTGGCCCGGGTTCGTACTGTACGCCGCGAATTGGGAGCGTGACTGGGCGGCGATCTGGGAGATTTTCATGCAGGAGCTCAATCGGCTGGACGCCCAGGCGCTGGTGCCGGTGGCGCAGGTCGTTGCCGCCCAACGAGACGCCGCTTGACATTTTGATAAGAGATTTGGGAGTATTTTCCCAGTTTGCGAAGTAGCACCCAATCAAAAGATTCCCCCGAAAACCCGGCCCTGGCGCCGGGTTTTTTCGTTTCTGGAGTACCCCATGGCTGAACCGACGAGCAGCGGAGCAGTAGCAGCAGCCGGCGCCGTCGGGCTCACTGCCACCGCCATCATCCCCGGAATCGACGTCAATGCGGTGATCGGCGGCTTCGCCGGCGCGCTGCTGTTCGTGCTCTGGGCCCACGACCTGACCATGGCCAGGCGCCTCGGCTACCTGCTGGCGTCCTGGGTCGGCGGCTACTACGCCGCCACAGAGGCTGTCGGGCGGGGCGCGACCCAGTTCTCCGGGCTGCCCGCACTGGTCACCGCCGCGCTGATCGTCACGATCCTGATCGGCGTGCTCGACTGGATGATTGGTGGCCGCGCGCCGGCATGGCTCCAGATCGTTCTGCAGCGCATCGTCGGCATGATCGGAGGCCGGAAAGATGGTTGATCTGGTGACCCTGGCGGCTGCGGCCGTCTGCGGCGCTATCAGTTGCCGCATCTTCACGTACCAGCGCCACGGTGCAACGTACCGGTTCGGCGTCTCGCTCTGCGCGTACATCCTCGCCGCTGGGACCGGCATGCAGGCGCTGTCGATCAGCCTGGCTGTTCTGATGGCGCGCCACGCAACGCCGATATCGCCCTACCTGCTGGCGGTCCTGCTGGTGCTGCTGGTGCTGGTCTACCGCAACAAGGGCAACATCGCGCCCATCCTGAGGCTCAGTTGAGGTGATCCATGGCGCTAACAGCAAAACAGCGCCGCTTCGTCGCCGAGTATCTGCTCGACCTCAATGCGACCCAGGCGGCAATCAGGGCCGGGTACAGCAAGAATCGCGCGTCCGAGATCGGTTACCAACTGCTGCAGAAGCCGGACATCACATCCGCCATCCAGGCGGCTATGAAGGAGCGCGCCGAGCGCACCAGGTCTGACGCCGACTACGTCGTCCGGCGTCTGGAGGAGATCGATCAGATGGACCTCCTGGACATTGTCAACGATGACCTGACCCTCCGCCCGCTCAGCCAGTGGCCAAAGGCCTGGCGCCAGTACCTCAGCGGCTTCGACTTGGCCGAGATGTTCGAGGGCAAGGGCGATTCCCGCGCGGCGGTCGGCATCCTCAAGAAGATCAAATGGCCGGACAAGGTGAAGAACCTGGAACTGCTCGGCCGCCACCACGGCGTGTTCACCGACAAGTTCGAGCACTCGGGCCCCGGCGGCGGCCCGATTCCCACCATGCCGACCATGATCGAACTGGTGGCGCCTGGTGAAAGCACGGATTGAACTCCCACCGAAGCTGATTCCGGTCTTCTCCGGGCCCGCGAGGTACAGGGGCGCCTACGGCGGGCGCGGCAGCGGCAAGACCCGCAGCTTTGCCAAGATGGCGGCGATCCGGGCCTATATGTTCGCCGAGGCTGGTATCTCCGGGCAGATTCTCTGCGGCCGGGAGTACATGAACAGCCTGGAAGACTCCTCTATGGAGGAGGTCAAGCAGGCGATCCGGTCCGAACCCTGGCTCAACGCCTACTTCGAGATCGGCGAGAAGTTCATCCGCACCCGCAACCGAAGGGTGTGGTTCTCGTTCTCCGGCCTACGCCACAACCTCGATAGCATCAAGTCGAAGGCGCGCATCCTCATCGCATGGGTCGATGAGGCCGAGAACGTCAGTGAGATCGCCTGGCAGAAGCTGGTGCCGACGGTTCGCGAGTGCGACTCCGAAGTCTGGATCACCTGGAACCCGGAGAAGGACGGCAGCCCTACCGACACCCGGTTCCGGAAAAACATGCCGGCCGGCGCCAAGATCGTCGAACTGAACTACACGGACAATCCCTGGTTCCCCGACGTCCTCGATCAGGAGCGCCTGAACGACAGGGAGTCGCTGGACGACCAGACCTACGCTTGGATCTGGGATGGCGCCTACCGCGAGAACAGCGACGCGCAGATCCTGTCCGGCAAGTACCGAGTGGCGGAGTTCACGCCTGAACCGGGCTGGGATGGCCCCTACTACGGGCTGGACTGGGGGTTCAGTCAGGACCCCACAGCCGGCGTGAAGCTCTGGGTGCACGATCGCCGGCTCTGGGTCGAGTACGAAGCCAGCAAGGTCGGCCTCGAAAACGACGACATCGCCCAGTTCATGATCGACCGTCTGCCTGGCATCGAACTACACGCCGTGCGGGCCGATTCGGCCAGGCCGGAGACAATCAGCCACGTCAAGAGCAAGGGGCGTGACCACAAGCGCGCCAACTTGCCGCGCATCGAGCCGGTGGCGAAGTGGCAAGGCAGCGTCGAGGACGGCATCGCGCATCTGCGCAGCTACGTCGAGATTGTCATTCACGTGCGCTGTACCGGCTTCCTGCGCGAGGCCAGGCTCTACAGCTACAAGGTCGACCGCCTGACCGGTGACGTGCTCGCCGAGATCATCGACAAGAACAACCACTTCATGGACGCGAGCCGGTACGCGTTGGGCCCGCTGATCAAGCGCCGCGGCGCGGTCGGTATGCTGCTACCCGGAGCCCGCTGATGGCCATCTTCATCCTCAAGGAGCGCGCTACCAGCCGCTCCATGGTTGTCCGTGCGCGCTGCACTACATGCGCCCGCACCGTGGCGGTCGAGAACGCCGGTGCCGAAGGGACGATGGTATGGCGTGACCCCAACCTCTCTTCCGTCGAACTGGTCCGCGAGACGGACAAGCCAGGCCTCATCCTGAAATCGGACTGACCATGACTGACAAACTCGACCTCGCGGTCAATCACGCGATGAGCAGTGCCATCGCGCGTGCCCGAATGAGCCTGCTGAACCAGGGCATTGGCCATGACGCGAAGCGGCCACAGGCATGGTGCGAGTACGGATTCCCCCAGGAAATCACGTTCAACGACCTGTACACCATGTACCGCCGGGGCGGCATCGCCCATGGCGCGGTCGAGAAGATCGTCACCACTTGCTGGAAGACGAATCCGCAGGTCATCGAGGGTGACGACCAGGACCGCTCCAAGGACGAAACCGAGTGGGAGAGGAAGAACAAGCCGTTGATAGCAGGCGGCAGGTTCTGGCGGGCTGTCTCCGAAGCCGACCGGCGCCGCCTTGTTGGTCGTTATTCCGGGTTGCTCTTGCACATCAGGGATAGCCAGCCGTGGGACAGGCCTGTCACGGGAAAGGTCAATGGCCTGGCGAAGGTCACCCCGGCCTGGGCCGGGTGCCTTAAGCCCAAGACGTTTGACGAGAAACAGGATAGCGAGACCTACGGGCAGCCCACCATGTGGGAATACACCGAGGCCTCCCAAGCCGGTCGTCCCGGTCTGGTGCGAGATATCCATCCGGACCGGGTGTTCATTCTCGGAGACTGGACCGGCGATGCAATCGGATTCCTGGAGCCTGCCTACAACTCCTTCATCAGCTTGGAGAAGGTCGAGGGAGGCAGTGGCGAATCGTTCCTGAAGAACGCCGCACGCCAGCTCCTGCTGAACTTCGACAAGGAAATCGACCTCAACAACATCGCCTCGATGTACGGCGTCTCGCTTGACCAGCTGAACCAGCGGTTCAACGATGCCACACGCCAGCTGAACCGCGGCAACGACGTGATGCTTCCGACCCAAGGGGCGACGGCCACTCAGCTGGTCTCTGCGGTATCCGACCCTGGCCCGACCTACAACGTCAACCTGCAAACCGCCGCCGCCGGCGTCGACATCCCGACCAAGATTCTGGTGGGCATGCAGACCGGCGAGCGGGCGAGCAGTGAGGACCAGAAGTACCACAACGCCAGATGCCAGGCGCGCCGAGTGCAAGAACTGACGTTCGAGATCAACGACCTGTTCGGGCACCTGATGCGCATCGGCGTGGTTCCGCTGAAGGCCGAGTTCACCGCGACCTGGGATGACCTCACCGTGCCAACCAAGTCCGAGCGCCTGGCCAACTCTAAGACCATGAGCGAGATCAACAGTGCCGCGATCGGCACTGGCGAGCCCGTATTCACGGCGGAGGAAATACGCGAAGAAGCTGGATACGACCCGCTAGAGGGGGGCGATTCGCTGCCTGACACCGAACCGGAGGATGAAGATGCCGCGCGCACCGATCCTACCGGCGAGCAGCAGTGACCCGACCGGGGTAGATCGCCTGGAAAGAGGCGCAATGCGCGAGTTCGACAGGCGCATGCGGAAGATCAGGGATGGCTACGTGGCCGCCCTGGATCGAATCCCGGCCCAACCGGTGGTGAACGAGCAGTACACCTACCGTCTCGACCAGGCCCTTCTCTCCGCGATCTTCGCCGACACCAACCTGATGGTCGACGAGATCCTGCAAGAGGGCGGGGAGCGTGACCTCTGGTTCTTCGAGTCCTACGTCGGGGTTGCCTACATCCGCGGTACCGCACAGACGCATGCCAACCTGGCGCAGCAATCGCCTGCATACCGCGCCGGCCGGGAATCGCTGGATGTCCTGCTTCGATCTGACGCATACCGCGCGCGGATGGCATTGCTTCGCGCCCGGGAGTTCGAGGAGATGAAGGGCTTGTCCGGCCAAGTCAAGGCCGACATGGCGCGCATTCTCGCCGAGGGCATGGGGCGCGGGAAGAATCCCCGCGAGATTGCGCGGGACCTGACTGCCCAGACCGGCATCGAGGCGCGTCGAGGTCATCGCATCGCCCGCACTGAGGTCACTACCGCACTCCGAAGGGCTCGCTGGGATGAGAAAGACGCTGCTGAGGCCGATTACGGCGTTCAGTCGAAGCTGATGCATATGTCGGCCCTGTCCCCCAGCACCAGGGCAGCTCACGCGGCCAGGCACGCCAGGCTCTACACCTCGGACGAGGTGAGGGACTGGTACAGCCGAGACGGAAACCCAATAAATTGCAAGTGCAGCCAGGTCGAGGTGTTGGTCGACGACGACGGGAACCCGGTTGTCCCGGCCATCGTCGAGCGCGCGCGCCGCAACTACCAAGTCATGAAAGCCAAAGGGCGCGGGCCCTGGGCGAAAGAGGATTGAGCCATGCCCATGCAGGTCAACATCACCACCCAGGTCAACAGCGCCAGCATTCGGCGTGAGACACACAACGGGCGCGAACATCTGGTTCTGCCGAGCTACACCCTGCCGGCCGGCGTGATCATGAACGGTGGTCTCTACACCGCCGAGCAGATCGACAAGCACTACCCAGGCCTGGAGGGAACGCTGGCGCCGCTCGGGCACCCGATGGTCGACGGGAAGTTCGTGTCTGCGTTCTCCCCTGAAGGGATCAACGCCGCCCACGTCGGCGCCTGGAACCGCAACGTGAAGAAATCCGGCAACCGGGTCTACATGGAGAAGTGGGTCGACGTCGAGTTCGCCAAGTCCACAGAGGGCGGCCGTGAACTGTTGCAGCGCGTCGAAGCGCTGGAGAAGGGGGAGGACGTCCCCCCGATCCATACCAGCGTTGCCGCATTCCTCAATCGCATCGAGCCGGACGAAAGCCAGCGTGCCCAGGGCGCGGAGTGGGTCGCCGACATCCAGAGCATGGACCACGACGCGATCCTGCTGCACGAAGTAGGGGCGGCCACTCCTGAGCAGGGCGTCGGCCTGATGGTAAACGCCGATCAGGCTGTCCCGCTTCAGCCGAATTCCGGCGCTCTGGTTGGCGAGTCCTATCGGGAGCGGGAGCAGCGTCTCGATCGCGCCGCAAAGGAGCGATTCGCCTCCGGCCCTGACCAGTACGCATGGGTTGCCGACTTCACCGACTCTCAGGCTGTGATCAGCCGCAATGGCGGTGTGACCGAGGTGTACGGCTACAAGGTCGAGGCAGGGAAGATCGTCTTCGACGAATCCGGTCAGCCCGTTGTCAGGCAAGAGTCCTGGGTCGCCATGGTGGCCAACAGCATCAAGAACATTTTCACCCATCGTCAGGCTCGGCCTGATCAACCTGAGAAGGAGGGCGACATGCCCCTGACCCCCGAAGAAAAGGCCGAAATCGTGAAGGAAATCGGCACCAACACCTCCAGCGCCATCAAGGAACTGGCGGACACCATCATCAAGCCCCTGGCCGACAAGGTCGACGGCCTGGTCGCCAATCACAAGGCGCTGGCCGATACGCTGACCGCCAACCAGCGCGCCGAGGAAGACAGCATGCGCGAAGCGGTCAAGGCCAAGTTCGGCGAGGTCATCGCCAACAGCCTGGCCGGCGACGCGCTCAAGGAAATGTTCAAGCAGTGCGGCGAATCCGCTCCGTTGGGCGCCAATGCTGCCACCGACAAAGGCGGCCTCACCGCCGATATCGCCAACCTGCCGAAGGAGTAAGCCATGTCTCGCTATCGTCGCGTGAACATCGACGGCAAGTCGCTGTTCAAGACCGAAACCCGCAAGACCGCCGCGGCACTCCTGCCCGGCACGTTCGCCGTGATCAATGGCAGCGACCTGTTCGCCCAGGCAAGCGCCAGCGTTGGCCGCCTCTACGTCATCGACTGCGCTCACCACGAAGGACTCAACATCCGCGATGAGGTTCCCGCCGGCCATTCGGCCGTGGGCAACTACGTCGAAGAGGGTCGCGAGCTCGCCGTGCTGTGCCCGGCCGGCACCTACAAGAAGGACACGCCGATCAAACTCGGCACCAGCGGCCAGGGTGCCATCGCGTCGAGCGATACCGACACGGTCCTCGGGTACAGCCAGGACGATGCAGTCATCGCCTCCGGCGAAACCGACTTCATCCGCATCCGCTTCCGTGTCGGCAGTGTCGCCGCCCCGGCGCCCTAATAGGAGTACGGACACATGTTCCTCACCCAGCAAGCAATCGCCGCTCATCCTCGCCTGATGGGCCACTACCAGGAGTTGCAGGCCAACCGCAACATCTGGAACAACCAAAACGCCGCGATGATCACCCACCACCGCGGCGCCATGACCCCCGAAATGCTGGCCTGCAACGCGCTCGCCGGCCTGGGTCGTGAGTTCTGGGCCGAGGTCGACGCCCAGATCATCCAGTACCGCAACCAGGAAACCGGCATGGAGATCGTCAACGATCTCCTGCAGGTGCAGACCGTGCTTCCGATCGGCAAGACCGCCAAGCTCTACAACGTGGTCGGCGACATCGCCGATGATGTGTCGGTGAGCATCGACGGCCAGGCCCCGTACTCCTTCGATCACACCGAGTACAACTCCGATGGCGACCCCATTCCGGTGTTCACCGCCGGCTACGGTGTCAACTGGCGCCATGCTGCCGGCATGAACACCGTCGGCATCGACCTGGTTCTGGACTCGCAGGCTGCGAAGCTCCGCAAGTTCAACAAGCGGATCGTTGCCTACACCCTGGACGGCGCCACCAACATCCAGGTCGAGAACTACCCGGCTCAGGGTCTGCGCAATCACCGCAACACCATCAAGGTCAACCTGGGCTCCGGCGCCGGCGGCGCGAACATCGACCTGACCACCGCCACTCCGCAGCAGATCATCGACTTCTTCACCAAAGGCGCATTCGGCCAAGCTTCGCGTGCCAACAAGGTGGACGCCTACGATGTTCTCTGGGTTTCCCCGGAAATCAACGCCAACCTGTCCCAGCCCTACATGATCACCATGGGCGGCGGTGCCAACGCGGTGGTGGCCGGCACCGTGCTCGATGCGGTCATGCGCTTCATCCCGGCGCGCGCGGTTCGCCAGACCTTCGCCCTGTCGGGCAACGAGTTCCTGGGCTATCAGCGCCGCCGCGACGTGGTCACCCCGCTGGTCGGCATGGCTACCGGCGTTGTGCCGCTGCCGCGCCCGCTGCCGCAGGTCAACTACAACTTCCAGATCATGAGCGCCATGGGCATCCAGGTGAAGAAGGACGACGAAGGTCTGTCCGGAGTGATCTACGGCGCCAACCTGGCGTAAGGAGACCGACATGCCCAAATACGAGGTGATCAAGCCCTGGAACGGCGTTTCCAAGGGCCAAGTGCTGGAACTCGAATCACTTGCCGCTGCGCTCCTGCCGAACGTGCGCGAGGTTGGCGCACTCAAGAACGGAAGCCTGACCTTGGACGTTTCGGCCCAGGTTGACGAAGCGGCCAGGCAAGCTCTCGCCGAAGCGCGTGCATCCGTCGATGCCATGATCGACGAAGCCAAGGCCCAGGCCGAAGGCATCATCGCCGCAGCCAACGCGGAAGCAGCGAGTATCCGGGAGCAGGCCAAGGCCCAGGCCGGCACTCTGACCCCGGCGATCCCGGACGGAAGCGAGCGCCGCGAGCTGATCAAAGCGCGCCTGAAGGAGCTGAAGATCGAGTTCGATGGCCGCCAGGGCGAGGAAGCGCTTGCCGCCCTGCTGCCGGAGGGCGAACTGGCGAAGCTGTTCCCGGCCAAGTGAGCGGTGCGTGACGAGAGGCCGCCTGCGGGCGGCTTCGTCGTTTCTGGCCCCGGAAATGGGGCCTTCTTCTTCCAGGAATCGGACATGATCACAGTTGAACAGGCCCGGCAGTACCTGCAGAGCCAGGGCATCGACAACGTGCCCGATTTCATCCTTGCGGCGTGGGTGGAGCAATTGCAGGAGATCCAGGACTGCCTGGATGTCCACTACCCGGCATCGACCGCGCTGCTGATTCAGGCCTACCTGCTGGCGCTGTTTGCGCTGGCCCAGGCCGACAAGTACATCAGCAGCCAGACGGCCCCATCCGGCGCTTCTCGATCGTTCCGCTACCAGGCCTTTGCTGATCGCTGGAAGGCGCAGTTGGCCCTGCTGAACGCACTGGACAAGTACGGATGTGCGACGGGACTGATCCCGCCGAATCCAACCCAAACCGCCCATGGCGGCCTTTGGATCGCGCGAGGCGGCTGCATGTGTGGTGACTCATGAGCACGACAGCGAATTGGAGTTACACCAATACGGCGACGGTTCGGCCATTTCTGCACTTCGACCTTTCGACCCAGGACGCCGTTTACGGCCCTGAGTACGAAATCGCCTGCACCTGGGTAGCGAAGGGAGAGCAGGTCCGCGACAACAGCGGCGCCGAATTCGTATCGCGGCACCAGATATTCACCGAGGACCGCCGGCCGAAGTACCTGGACCTGATCCAGTTCGACGGCTCCAACGGCTGGGAAGAGATTCGCTCGGTGACGAACTGGGACATGAGCTTCTTCGGCGAGCAGCCGGACTTTCTACTGGTGACCTGACATGGCAATCCAAGGCATCGACCGCGTCCGGCGGAATCTTCGCGTGTCTGTCGATAACATCGCCGGCGGTGTTTCCGAGCGCGCTGTTTATGAGGTGCTGAGCCAGGGAGCGGCAATGGCGCAGACCATGACACCGATCGACACATCGACTCTGGTCAACAGCCAAACGGCCCCCCAGATTACTGTTGGCCCAAACGGGGTCGAGGGCAGCGTCGGTTACACCGCTGCCTACGCAGCAGCAGTCCACGAAGCACCAGGCACTCTCGCCGGCCAGCCACGGGACGAGAATGACCCTAGCCGGGGGGACTACTGGGACCCGAATGCGGAGCCTGAATTTCTCACGAAGGGCTTTGACCAGATCATTCCAGCCATCCCGGCCATCCTCCGCAGGACCTACCGCGTATGACCCCCTACGACGCCTTCCAGGATTGGCTGGCTTCGATCCTGGGCGAGGGCTACCAGTACAGCCGCGGGATGTGGGTTGACCACCCCTCGCTCGACTCGGCATTCATCGCAGCGATCCAGCAAACCGGCGGCCCCCCGACTCAGGTCGACATTCGTCGCCTGCGGTTCAAGGTGATCCTCCTCGGCCCGAAGGGCGTCCGGAAACACGTTGTCGATGTCGGCAACTCAATCGAGACCCTGGCGCAGGCAGCGCTTGGTGACAGCGTCCCCTGTGGCGCCGCATCTGTTCGGGCAATCGGCGAGCCGATAGGGCCCGGATACACCACCGAAAACCGGGCCTGGTACAGCCTGGACCTTGAAGTTCTCTATTAATCAGGAGGCCAGACATGGCTTGCAAGAAGCTCAAATTTCCGGGCCGCGACGTCGTGCTCGAGTATTTCATCGGGTGTGGCGATGTGTTGCCGGCGGAGAATGACTGGCTCCGTTTCGGTTCGCTCCGCACGAAGGAGTTCACCCTCGAGTGGGACACCATGGACGGAACCGATTCCGACTCGGTCGACGCGCTGCGCGAGAACCTGGCCAGCTTCCAGACTCTGACCATTTCCGGTGACGGGGTAGTAAAAGCCTCCGGCGCTGGCGCGCAGAACTTGATCGACCTGACAAAGCATGTCGCGAAACCTGTCGCGACTGGCGGTCAGCCTGTTGTCTGGATGCGCATGACCTTCCCGGACCTGACTTTCACCGCATTCATGCTCATCAGCAACCTCAGCCGCTCCGCGCCGTACGACGATGTCACCACCTACAGCTTCGAGGCTTCGGCGACCGCTTCGGACTTCGGCCTGATCGTCGAGGACACCCCTGACGCGGATGCGCCGGACCCGACCAGCATTCAGGTCGTGCCGGAGACCCTCTCGCTTACCGTTGGCGAAGGCTTCAACTTCGAGGGCGTCGTGCTGCCTGTTGGCGCTCCGCAAGGCCTGCGCTGGACTTCCAGTGCGCCGACCGTGGCCGCGGTGAACGCGGTTACCGGCGAGGTGAGCGCGCTGTCGGCCGGCACCGCCACGATCACCGCTGCTTCCAGCGTCGCCCCGGGCGTCACCGATACCGCAACTGTCACGGTTGTCCCGCTAGTGCAGGGTATCACTGTCTCGCCGACCTCCGTCTCGATCGCCGAAGGCGCCACCCAGCAACTGACCGCCGCTGTATCCCCGACCGGTGCGGCTCCTGGCCTGGTCTACGAAAGCGCGGCGCCGGCGATTGCCACCGTGAGCTCGACCGGCCTGGTGACCGGTGTTGATGTCGGTACCACCACGGTGAAAATCACCAGTGCGGCGCGGCCGTCGGTGAGCGTGACCGTTCCGGTAACCGTTACTGCACCGTGATCCTCACCGAGATCGGTGAGATAGGCGTACACACGGCCTCGGGGGAGTTCTTTCTCCTGCGGCCGTCCCTGTACGCCATGACCCAGCTCGGTACGCCGGCCGAGATTGTCGACGTCTTCGCGCGCGTCATGAGCGACCCGGTCACCGAGAAGCATCAGGCGGACCAGTTCGCCGATGCCCTGGCCGTGGTGGTGGCCTGTAGTGAACAGGACCTGTCCGACGTGTTTGGCTACTACGACCAGGACCTGATCTACCGGCCAGGAACCGCGGAAGTCGAGCACCTTGTGCCTCTCGCGCGCTGCCTGCTGAAGCACGGCGTCACAGGAGCGCTTCCGCCACTCCCCCGGCGCCACGACGAAGAGCCGAACTACTCGGGGGAATTCGTTGCGCGGGAGTACGTCGCGACGGCGATAGCGCACCTGGGGCTGAGCGAGCGCGAAGCTTGGTCCATGACCATGACCGGCCTGATCGGCGCCCTGCGCGCGAAATACCCCCCAACCGAATCGAACGCTCCGGGCGCCAGAGCCCCGACCGCGGCAGAGCATGACGCGACGATGGAGTGGTTCGACAAGATCGAGGCCAAGCGCAAGGCGCGGGCGAAAGGAGCACCCTGATGGCTGAGAATGTCGGCAGCATCTACTACACCGTCGAGGCGGATACCTCTGGCCTTGTAAACGGCACGAATGCTGCTGACCGTTCATTGGATCAGATGCAGGCAACCATGCGGCGTGCTGATAGCGAGGCGGCACGTCTCAACACGACTGTCACCAAGCTTTCGTCGGCTATTAAGACGATCATCGCGGCGTCAGCGCTCCGCGAGATGGCCAGCATGGTCCAGTCCTATCAGGAGATGGCTGACAGGGTTCGTCTGGCGTCTGCAAGCCAGGAAGAGTATGAAAACGTACAGGCCAGACTGCTCCGTACCGCCAACGGGACATACCGGGCGCTCTCCGAGGCGCAGGAACTCTACATCCGCACTTCTGCAGGCCTGAAAGCTCTCGGATACGACACAACGTCTGCACTGGATGTGATGGATTCGCTGTCGTATGCATTCGTGACCAATGCGACCAAGGCGGATGCAGCAGAGGCAGCGATCAGCCAGTTCTCCAAGGCAATCAACACCGGCAAGGTTTCGGCTGACCAATGGGAAACAATCTCCAGCGCAGTTCCGTCTGTTATTGAGGATATCGGCGCCGCTGCAGGTAAGACGGGGGCGGAAGTCAGGAGTCTTGGTGCGCAGGGGCAATTAACGGCGCAAATGCTCACCGAGGGTCTACGTAAGTCCTTGGAAGAGAACTCAAAGGCAGCCGCCGGCATGTCCAATAACCTGACCGATGCAGGGGTCAGGATTCGGACTGCATTTACTCAAGTCCTTGTTTCGCTGGAAGACCAGACTGGCGCCCTTCAAACCTTCACCAATGGTCTTATTTCGGCTGCTGATGCGCTTCTTGAGTTCGGGCTTGACTCGGAAAAAATGGCAGCATTTCTCGACACTGCAACAGTCGCAGCAGCTTCTCTGGCCTCTGTTGTGGCTGGGCGTCTAGTTACCTCCCTGTATGCAGCAGGTGCGGCCCAAGTGCAAAGATTGCGGGCAACGCTTGAGCAGATAGCAGCTGATCGGAATGCTGCTATAGGTGCACTGAGGCGGGCAGAGGCAGAGAAGGCCGCCGCCGCCGCGGCTGTCGCTCTGGCTCAGGCGGACTTGAATGCTGCCAGGGGTTCAAATGCCCACGCAACAGCTCTAAACGCGCTGCTGGCCGCTAAAGAACGCGACTTGGCCGCCACAAGAGCGCTAACGGCTGCTCAAGCAACGCTGAATGGTGTAGCAACCACCGGGACGGTGGTGATGGGTGGACTTCGATCGGCAATGGCGTTCCTCGGCGGACCGCTTGGGGTTGTTCTGCTGGCAGCAACCGCGATCGCAACATTTGCAACGAATGCACGGGAGGCGAAAGAGCCTACGGACCTTCTAACCCTGTCCGTTGAAAAACTTGGACAGGCACAGCTGAAGGTTGCACAACTGGACATCGACAAGCGAATCCAAGCAGTGAGCGATAAGCTCAAACTGCTTGGGGAAAACTATGCGTTCGCGGCAAAAGAAGCCCAAGGCTCTGGTCGAAGGGCCAATCGATATGCTGAAGATGCCGTGCGTATCCAGGGCGCGGTCGAGGAGCTTACGCAGGAGCTTGACCAGTTACAGAAAAAGCGTTCAGACGTCGACGCAGCCCTAGATAAAAAGAGTTCATCCCCATCTGGTAATGGCCCGGATCGCCAGGCAAACCCGGAGGATACAAAGGCTCTCCAGAATCTTCGCGACGAGGCTGAACTATCTGCTCTCGCGGGTGAAGAACGGGCGAAGCTTGCCGCGCGCAAAAAGCTCAGTGCTGATGCCACAAAAGAGGAGATCGCGGAGGCGGAGCGTCTCGCTGTCCAGATATTCCGCAACAGCGAAGCGCGGAAGCAAGAGAAGAAGTCAGCCTCTGATACCGCCTCTACGGTCAAAAAGTCGATGGAGGATCAGCGTCGCGCTGCCTTGGACAATGAGAAGACTATCGGAGACCTTTCCCAGCAACTGGCACAGGCTGGACTGAAGGGAAAGGAACTGGCAGAAGCTGGGGCGCAATCTCGCCTTAATCCATTCGCCACGCCGGAGCAGGTCGCCCAGGTCCGCGCGCTCGCCGCAGCTCTGTACGAAGCGCAACAGGTCGAAGCCAACAAGCAGTTGCTGGGGCAGATGGACCCGATCGCCGGCGAAGACCAGCGCTACCAGACCGAACTGGAGAATCTGAAAAAGCTGAACGAGGCCAAGTTGCTCGATGACCAGCGCTACCTGGAACTCAAGGCGCAGGCAGAGCAACAGCACGATGCCACGATGAAGCAACTGGAGGAGGAGCGATTCCGCCGCCAGGCTGCCGGCAACGAGATGATCATGGCAACGCTGGATCAGGTGCAGCAGGCCGGCACGAACGCTCTGACTGGGCTGATAACCGGCCAGAACAATGCAACCGATGCCGCTAGGCAACTCGGCAGTGCACTGATCAGCCAGGTGGTTGGTTCCGTTATGAAGGTCGGGATTGAGTGGGCAAAATCTCTCGTAATGGGACAAACCGCCCAGGCGGCAGCGACTGCTGCTGGAGTCGCGCAAGCAGCGGCCCTTTCTGCTGCCTATGCACCTGCCGCTGCACTCGCCTCATTGGCGAGCTTCGGTGGGAACGCCGCGCCAGCTTCGGCCGGAATTGCTGCAACTATGGGGGTCGCAAAGAGCCTCTCTCTCATCGGCGGGCGTCAATACGGCGGCCCCGTAGGGGCTGGTGGCATGTACCGCATCAACGAGAACGGCGCGCCAGAGGTGTTCCAGGCTGCGAATGGCCGGCAGTACATGTTGCCGAACACCCGTGGAGAGGTGATCAGCAACGGCGACGCCACCGCGCAGGGCTCGCCGCAGATCAGCCTGCAGATCATCAACAACGGTCCTCCGGTTTCCGCCACCGCCACCATGGACGGGAACAACCTGCGGGTAACTCTCGACGCGGTCGAACAGGACTTTGCCAACAAGGTTTCGTCCGGCCAGGGGCTTTACCCGAAAGCAATCGAAGGCGCATATGGATTCAAGAGGGCAGGGCGATGATCAAATGGCCTGATGGCCTTCCCTTCCCGCTCAGGGAGGGGTACGGCTTCAAGACGGTAGAGCCTATGGCCAGGACGTCCCTCCAGAGCGGTCGGGCACGCTACAGGCGGAACTTCAGCAATGTGCCGGTCGCACTGGAGGTTTCCTGGCTGTTCACTGCTGAGCAGGCCCGGCTGTTCAAAGGGTGGTACCGAGACGTCCTGAAAGACGGCGTCAAGTGGTTCGAGTGCGAGCTCAGAACGGAAGAAGGCATTGTTCCGTGCCACCTGCACTTCGAGGGGATCTACGACGGTGGCTATCTCGTCGGGCGCGACCACTGGCGCTTCAACGCGACCGTCGTGATGCGAGAGCGCTCGATCATCGATCCTGGGTGGGCTGAGTTTCTGCCCGAGTACATCCTCCTCGCTGACATCTTCGACATCGCGATGAACAGGGAGTGGCCTCGACATGGCGACGGCTCTTGAGCGGTTCTATGCCTCAGGCGGTGAGGACCTGCAGCTCGCCACGATCGAGTTGTCATGCCCGGCGTGGCCCGAGCCTATCCTCATCTGTCAGGGCTATGACGACATCACCTGCATGACCGAAGACGGGCGGCTGCTGACGTTCATCGCCGGTGCGATCGACGTATCGCTTCCCAAGCGAGACAACAGCGGGAACCAGAACGTTGGCTTTGCGATCGACAACGTGACCGGATTCGCCCAGCAGCGTATCAATGAAGCCCTGGAGGCGGGCGAGTATGTAACCCTGATCCTGCGGATGTACCTGGAGAGCGATCTCACAGCACCTGCTGAGCGTCCGTACCGGATGAGGGTCAAGACGTCGAGTTTCGAAGGTCTCACTGTCCAGGTGGAGGCCGGCTACTACGACCTCATCAACACTGCCGCGCTGCGCCGCATCTACAACGTCAGCGAATTCCCTGGCCTCAAATACTGGCCCTGATCCCATGCCAAACAGATACCTCACCGCCATCTATACCGAGGGCGGGCGGGCCCTGCCGTGCCTTGACTGCTGGGGCCTGACGCTCATCGCGCGGGTTGAGTTGTTCGGGCTTCCGATGCTGACCGACTTCGGCGGTGTCACGCGGCGCACCCCGGTTACGATGCAAAGGGCGTGCGATGCGGAGATCCACCGCGCGCTCGAGCAATGCGAGCCAGGACCTGGGGTCATCGCCGCGGCCTACAGAGGGCGGCTGCTCGATCACGTAGGTCTGCTGGTCGAGGTGGATGGTCGCCTGCGGATTCTCGAAATCAACCCGGGAAGCGGGGTGTCGCTCACTCCGCTCCAGAAGTTCTCCGACAAATACTCCAAGGTGGTCTTCTACCGTGATCGAAATCTACCCATCGCTCCTTGACGGAGAACCGCTGGAGCGGCATCCGATCGGCCGCAGGACGACGATCCATGCGTGGCTGACTGCGAATTCGCCTGGGTACCGCTGCCACGACGTTCACCCGTTCTCCATCGGTGTCGTCCCCGCCGAGGTTGCGCTCTGCGGTGACCTGACCGACAAGCAGAAAAAGGCGCATGAGGAGTTCATCCATCCCGGCGAGTGGGCCGAGCGCATCATCGACCGCGGCGATATCGTCCGGATCTACAAGCTGCCGCGCGGGACCGATCCGTTCACGATCACGGCAGCGCTGTTCAAAGGTGCGCAGTCCGTTTTTCGGATGCTCATGCCTCAATTGCCTGGCATGCCAACGAACCCTGGTCAAGGCGCGTCGCTGTCTGAAACCAGTGCGCGGGGAAACAAGGTCAAGCTCGGCGATGCGATCCGCGAAGTCGCTGGCCGTCGCCTGATTTATCCCGACTACATCCTGCCGCCCCGGAAGTATTTCGCCGGTCCGCGTGAGCAGTGGACCGAAATGCTCCTGTGTATTGGCCGTGGTAGGTTCCAGATCGCCGAAGGGGCAGCGAAAATCGGTGACACGTCGTTCCTGGCACTGGGCGCTGATGCCTCTTTCCAGATTTTCGAACCATGGCAGAACGTCAGCGGGCACCCTGCATCGGTCTGGTGGCATCTGGTCGAAGAGGTTGGCGCGAGTTCAACCGGCAACGCCGGTCTTGACCTGACCGAGAGTTCCAATCTCACCCCGAACCCGTCGGCAACTACGTTCACGTTTTCTGGAACGAACATCATCATTTCTGCCGGAGCCGGGTCGTTCCCCTCTGACTGGGTTGCGGGGACGATCCTGCGCGTTGAGGCGATGTACCCCTATTCGGTGAACGATGGCGGCGGCTCTGATCGCGATGTCGTGACCGGTGACATCGCGCAACTGGGCCTGGATATCGGAGACGAGATCGAGGTTGTTGGCACCAACGGCGGCCTCTACCTGGTGAACGACATCACCTCCACGTCGATGACGCTCAACTACAGCAACGGTTCGCCGGCTAATGCGTTGCAGACCGGCTCCGGAAATGCAGCAATCGGCCCGCGTGGGCTGCGCTATCGGATCACGGCGTACAGCGCGCAGCAACTCACCGTCGAGCGGCTGACCAGTGCGGGTGGTGTCGATGTTGACTGGCCAGGATTCACCGCTCTCAACTCGTCTACGTCCCGAGTCACCATCGATCCCACCAGCCTAGAAGGGGGCTGGCGCGGGCCATTCCCTGCATGCCCTGTATCGGAGAAGACCAACTTCGTCGAGATCGACGTATTTTGCCCGGAAGGGCTTTGCGGTGTAGGCAGGGAAGGGCAGATCTACCAGATCCGCACCTATTACGACATCCAGTGGCGAGACATGGCCATCGGCGGCGCATGGACAACGGTCAGCAAGAACCACGCAGGGAGTTCACTGGATCAGCAAGGATTCACGGACGGCATCTCGCTGCCTTACATGATGCGACCCGAATTTCGCATTCGAAAAGTGTTCGTCAACCAGGGTGGCAACTCTACGTCCGAATACCGGGATCGCACGCAGTGGTACGGGATGCGCGCGCGCCTCCAGGCTCCATCGTCCTACGCCGGCGTCACGGTAATGGCTGTTCGGTATCGGTCGTCTGACCGCATCGCTGCGCAGACAGAAAGCCGCGTCTCGGTAGAGGCTACCCGCATACTACCGACTCGGCAGAACGGCGCATGGACACCCGAGATCGCTACGCGAGACATCGTCCCGTTCCTCTGCTACATCGCGAAGGAGCGCGGCTACACCGATGCGGATCTCGACCTCGACGAGCTGGATCGGCTGGACGCAATCTGGAAGGCCCGCGGCGACACGTTCGACATGATCTACGAGGACGGCAAGATCACCGTCGCGCAGATCATGGACGACGTTCTTGCGGCCGGGTATGCCGAGAAGACCATCAAGCGCGGCGTGATCTCTGCGGCCAGAGACGAGCCCAGGACAACGTTCGGGCACATGTACTCGCCGCAGAACATGGATGGTCCACTGAGGATCAGCATCAGCGCTCCGTCGGAGGACGACTACGACGGTGTTGACGTGGATTTCGTCAACGCCAACGGCTGGATCGAAGATACCGTCCAGTGCCGCCTGCCCGGCGATGTCGGCAGGAAGGTCGAGAAAATCACGGCTGTTGGTGTCACAAACCGCGACCGAGCCTGGCGCTACGGGATGCGCCGCAGGATGGCGCAGCGATACCGGAGAACCGAGTATTCGTTCGATACCGGCCTAGACGCGCTGAACAGCGAGTTCTGGGATTATGTGGCCCTTGCCGGCGATGTTCCCGGCCCTAGCCTGGCGCAGAGCGCATACCTGAAATCGTTCGTTATCTCTGGAAACTCGGTCCTGATCGAGTCCAGCGAGCCGCTCGACTGGTCACTGCTGAACTCGCCAGCGCTCTACCTGCGGCGCCCAGACGGAACGGTTTCCGGTGGATATCCGGCGTCGAGGATCGACGACTACCGGCTGAGCATTCCCAGCATCGATTTCGTCCCTGATGTTTCGTGGGAAATCGAACCGCCGCACCTGCTGCTGGGAAATCCATACCCGGCCCTGATCAGTTCCATCGATCCCAACGGCAATACCGCGGCGTCCGTCCGAGCGGTGAACTACGACCCCAGGGTCTACACCTTCGACAACGCCAGCGCACCAGACTGATCGCACACACAAATCCAGAGCCCGCCATAGAGCGGGCTTTTTCATGCCCGGAGAATTTGCATGACGACCTACGCCACTGGTAACCCGCTGGGCTCCAAAGACCCGCGTGATCTGTACGATAACGCCGAGAACTTCGACCCGGCGATGAACGACCGGGTAAATACCACGTGGACTGATCGTTTCGGCGTTAGTCGCCCAACGATGAAAGGGTATGAGGAACAGTTCAACGACTTTCTCGCCGCTCAGGGCTACGAGCCGGTGCCGCTGGAGTACGTCGACGGCTCACCGCTGACCGTAGACCGTTCGACCCAACTGATCCAGCGCGGGGACAACATCTACAGCGTCAAGCGCCCGGCATCGTTCCCGGTTGAGCTGACCGGGAACTGGGCGACCGACCAGAATTTACTGGTCACCCAGGTCGACCGCTCGCTGCGCCAGCAACTGGCTGACCCGCTTGACCCGACCGCTGGCGCAGCTCTGGTTGCGCGCGCATCCCGGCACCTCAGCGACCTGACTGGCCTGATCGGCCTGATCGGTCGATATGCAGGTGACATGGTCCAGACAGCGGCATACTGGGGTGGATGGTCCGTCTATGCCGATGGTCCGGTCGGCGGAGGCACTTACGTATGGGACCCGGCGCGCCCTCGGTCCGAACACAACGCGGGAAACGTCATCAGCCCGACCGTGCCCTGGGATGGGCAGGAGTCTTCGTTCGCAGCGTACATCGCAAAGACCGGAGAAACCGAACCATCTGCCCTTGGTTGCTGGGTTCTTGTTCCGGAGCACGGCCGCGAGTTCAACGTTTTGCAGTGGGGCCTTAGAAATAACCACACCACTAACGGCGCTAACGATGCGGCAATTCAGCCGCTTCTTGATTATGTTGAAGGTGTGCGCCTGGGTGGTTTTGGTGGTGTCGTTTACTTTCCTCGCGGCAATTATCGATTCCTTTCCTACTTCAATGTTCGTGATAGAACGACTCTGCGCGGAGAAGGGACTGGTGCAACAATCCTTCAATTCCAAGGATCGGCAGTTGGGGATTGCATTACCCTGGGGCCAACTGGCCCTAATCACCCGCTAAACCCCAATGGGCATTGGGTTTTCGGGGTTAGGCTGGAGAATCTTACTGTTTCTGGCGGTAATGTGTATAAAGGCCTTGACAGAGCCATGGTCCGCACGGATGGGGCGCATGAGCACAGTGGTCTGTTTAATGTCGTTGTGAGGGATTTTGTTTCTCTGGGAGTGAACTATTCAACAGGAAATGGTGGGCCTGCACTTTTTGAGATATCTGATGTAGAGATATATGGATCAGATTCAGCCCCTGTTTCTGGAGAAAAGCGAGGGGTCTTGTGTAATGCCGGAGGTGCCCTGATTCTTGTCAGGCATGCAACTATTACTGGTGGGGCTAGCTTTAAGTTGGCCCAAGGCATTTTGATGTCGAAGGACCATTTGGTTGCCCAGGGGGTTCATTTTGAAAACGTTTCATCCGGCATCAGCTTATCTCAGAATGATTCCGTAAATACAAGAACTAACGTTCTGGCAGGGATAACCGGAAACTTGACGGTCGGAACAGGAGGGCTTGTTGACATATCTACATCGTTCCAGGGGAGTGTTAGCGCTCACGGTATCTTTAATAAAAGCGCGACAGCCACCGGCCTTATAAGCCTTATTAACAGAAAAACTGGAGAGACATTCAGGGATCAGGCTCTAGGTGCCTATATGTATCCTTCTGCTATTTCTCCTGGTGAAGCGCTTGCACACTCTCGAATCTCGGTATCTGGCGGCGTAGCCTCGATCACGAAGGCAACGGGGAGAACGTTCACCGTCACCCGGACGTCGGCTGGTGTATTCAGGTTTGTTCTTGCAGCCGCGATGCTGGATGGAAACTATACCGTTCTGCCTACGGCCAGGCCTAGCGGTGGAGGGCCGATGTTCTGCGAGTTCTCGCCAATCAGCGCCACTGATTTCGACCTGAAAACGTACAATCAGGCGGGTACATTGGCCGATCCGGCGTCGATTTGGTTCTCCCTGTACCAGTAATAGCCTGGCCGCTCCTTGGTTGACTACCATGCATCGATGCGCAATAGTCACCTGATTTTGTAGATGGAGCATCAGCTATGAGTGAGGCAAGGAGCGCGCTAGCCCGGGACTGGCAAAGCGCCGGACTGCGGGCTGGCGATACTGTTCTGGTTCACAGCAGCGTATCGCGAACTCTGCGTCGGATCGCATCCATGGGGGAGCGTCCAGACCCTAGCATTATCGTGCAAAGCCTGCTGGATGCTGTCGGGGATAGCGGAACTGTGGTTTTCCCTCTTTTTAATTTTGAGTTTACTCAGGGGGTTCCATTTGATATTCGAGAGTCTAAGAGTGCGATGGGCGCAATTACTGAGTCAGCTAGAGTCTGGCCAGGAGCGGTTAGGACCGGACACCCTATCTACTCATTTGCTGCAATAGGCAATAATTCATCCTTGTTTTCTGGAGTTGAGAATTTTAGCGGATATGGCTCTGATTCGCCTTTTGCTATTCTTCACGAACTGAAAGCAAAAATAGCTGTAATTGACCTTCCTGATCAGAACAGTATGACCTTCTATCACTATGTGGAAGAGTCTAAAAGTGTTCCGTATCGCTATCATAAAAAATTTACAGGGAAATACATTGATAAGGAAGGTGTTTCGAGCGAAAAGACGTTCGGTCTTTTCGTTAGAGACATAGAGCGAGGTGTAAGGACGGCGGTAGATCCTATGGGGGAAATTCTTTGGGAGAAAGGCTTGTATTCTGGTCTTAGGCCTAAAGAGGGGCATGGCATGCGAGTCATACGTTGCGATGCTATGTATGATGAGGTTTCGGATATTATCGATCAAGGACGAGCAGAGGGGGTTCTCTTTGAAATTCAACACTGAAACCGCAGGAGTTTACTGCCACGCTTTAGCAAATAAGCTTTTCCCTATATGCAGAAGCATTACAGGTCCCGGAGTCCGGGAGACTCTTCGCATATTAAGTGAAGAACTGCCAGGGCTTGAGGTAAAATCAGTTGAATCTGGAACTAAGGCATTTGATTGGACCGTTCCTGATGAGTGGGTAATACGTGATGCATATGTGGAAGACGAGTTCGGCAAAAGGGTAATCAGCTTTAAAGATAACAATCTCCACGTTCTTGGATACTCTGAGCCGGTTGACATGGTTGTGGATTTTGATGAGCTACAGTCTCACTTGTACTCACTTCCAGATCAGCCTGAAGCCATACCTTATATTACGTCATACTATAAAAGGCGATGGGGCTTTTGTATTACGCAGAATCAAAGAGACTCCCTTCGTGACTGTAAGTATCGTGTTGTAATTGATAGCGATCTGTCGCCAGGCGTCCTAAATTATGGAGAGTTGATAATCCCCGGCGAGCTAGAAAAGGAAATTTTTATTTCTACGTATGTTTGCCACCCATCTATGGCAAATAATGAACTTTCCGGTCCTGTTGTAACAACTGCTCTTGCAAAGTGGCTGCTTGGTCGCGATGATTTGAAGTATACGTATAGGATAGTATTTATACCGGAAACTATAGGATCTATCGTTTATCTTAGTAAATATCTTGATATTCTTAAGTCTCGTGTGTTCGCTGGATTCAATGTTACATGTATAGGTGATGACAGGTGTTACTCGTATCTTCCTTCTAGAAATGGGGATACTGTTTCAGATAGGGCGGCTATCCATTCATTAAAGAATATTGATCCGTCATTTAAGAAATATACATGGATGGACCGTGGAAGTGATGAGAGACAGTACTGCTCTCCTGGTGTAGATCTTCCCATAGCTACTATTATGCGTAGCAAGTATGGGGAATATCCCGAATATCACACATCTCTGGATGATTTGAGTCTTGTTACACCATCTGGTCTACAGGGAGGCTTCAATGCGCTATATGACGCGCTGGAGATAATTGAGGGCGATGTTAGGCTGAGAGTTACTGTTCCATGTGAGCCGCAGCTTGGTAAGAGAGGACTGTATCCGACAATAAGCACAAAGGATACAGTGTCACAGGTTCGGTCGATGATGGGGCTTATATCATATTGTGATGGTGATCATACGCTGTTGGAAATTGCTGATAAAATTGGAGAGCCTTTTAAGAAGCTCAAGGAGATATCTAGGCCGTTGATTGAGAACGGGCTTGTCGAGGTGATTGACTGAGACGGCGATCATCTTACTTCGACAGGCTGGCCGGTCACGTCTGGGTATGCCTATAATCCGCCCCTGCCAAACGGACACGGAAGGGGTGGATGTGAATTTTCAAGCTATTCAGGCGCTTAGGGGTATCGCAGCAGTCTTGGTGCTCCTGCTTCATGCTCGCATCGCTGTGTGGTGGGCAAAGGACCTGTGGCATATCCCATTCGTCAGTTCACACGGGATGGTCGGCGTCAGTCTGTTCTTTTGTATTTCTGGCTTCATCATCGCCCACGTGGTATCGCGCAACAGCTTTGAGCCAGTTAGCTTTATGGTTAAGCGCATCTGGCGCATAGTGCCTATCTACTGGATAGTTACCACGTTGGCTCTGGTTTTTTGGTACACAAGTCGCTTCTGGCGAGCAGATATGGACAGGCTAGGTCTTGTTGGTGTGCTAAAAAGCTATCTGATATTTCCTCAGTCTGGATTCCCTCTAGTAAATCCAGGCTGGTCCCTTGAACATGAAATTATTTTCTATGTCCTCGCGGCGCTTATTGTGCCGTTTGCCAGGCTCCCTGGCCTATTTTTAGCGTTGATAGGGTTGTGGGTGTGTGGGATTTTCTATAAAGGGTGGGACTACCATCTGTTTTCGTATTCACAGCTTTACTTTGCTTTTGGGATAGTCGCTTATTGGTGCCGAGGGGTGGCGGTTAAGTTTTTGGCTCCAGTTGCGCTAGTATCTGTTCCTCTTGCCATCTGCTCGATGTACAAAGTTATAAATATCAGTCCTACTGCAAATGTGGCTCTTACTGCTATAGGATGTTCGTCTCTAATAGCTACTCTAGTTTCAATGGAGAACAATGGCCTAAAGTTCCCTAAATGGCTAGTGTCTATCGGTGATGCTTCATATTCAATCTATATTGTCCACTGGATCGTACTTCCGTGGGTTGGTTTTGTCGCCTACAGAGTAGGAGGGTCCATGGAGGCATGGCGATGGATCGCGTTTTGCGTTTGTATGTTTGTGGGCTTTGCTAGTCGTAAATATCTAGAAATTCCGCTGATGAACGTGAAATTCATACATAGGATTGGAAGAAGGCGAAGGGCTCCAGAGAGCGCAACAGCCTGACAGTTTCATGATTAAAAGCCCGCCAAGTGCGGGCTTTTTTATGCCCGGAGAACCACATGCCCATTACTGAGCAGCAGCTGCTGCAGATATATCCTCACGCCGGCCCTCGCGCCGGCGTTTTTGTTGGTGCGCTAAACCGTGGGATGACGCGGTTCGGTATCACGTCGCCGGTGCGCGCGGCGGCATTCCTCGCCCAGGTCGGCCATGAAAGCAGCCAGTTGACCCGCTTGGTGGAGAACCTCAACTACAACGCGCGCGGTCTGGCGGCGACCTGGCCGAGCCGGTACCTCGGCGCCGACGGACAGCCCAACGCTCTGGCGCAGCGCCTGGCGCGCAACCCTCGGGCCATCGCCAACAACGCCTACGCCTCGCGCAACGGCAATGGCGACGAGGCGTCCGGTGATGGGTGGCGGTACCGCGGGCGCGGGCTGCTGCAGGTTACCGGCCGGTCGAATTACCGCGCCGCCGGCGCCGGGCTGGGCCAGCCGCTGGAGCAGGAACCCGATCTGCTCGAGCAGCCGGAGTTCGCGGCGCTGTCTGCCGCCTGGTGGTGGGCCAGTCACGGCCTGAACGACCTGGCCGACCGCGGTGAGTTCGCCGCCATCACGCGCCGTATCAACGGCGGGCTCAACGGCCAGGCGGAGCGCCTGGCGCTGTGGGAGCGGGCGAAGAGGGTGCTGTCGTGATCTCGGCTCGCGTGATCTCGATCGCGCTGGCCTGCCTGCTGCTGGTCGGCCTCGGCGGCGCCGGCGGTGTCTGGCTCGGTGCCCGGCACTACCGACCGCAGCTCGATGCCGCGCAGGCGGATCTGGCCGCCTGCCGTTCCGCTCGTGGGAGCTTGGAGGCCGCAGTAGCGGAGCAGGGCAGGCAGGTCGCCGCGCTGCGCCATGCCGGTGAGCAGCGCGCCAGGGAGGCAGCCCATGCGCTGGAGCAGGGACGACAGCAGGCCGCCGAGCAGTATGCCGCGGCACAACGCCTGTTGCGTGAGCGCTCCGCTGGTGATCAGTGCCTGGCAGCCGAAGTGGTCATCGATCAGGAGTTAGGTCTATGAAGCTGCAGGCGTGGCGAGAGACTGCAGGTGCAGCGATTTCCGGCAGGTGCAGCCGAAAGGTGCAGGTGGTGCAGGTGCTGGGGTTGGTGTTCGCGCTGGCGGGATGCGCCGGCCAGGTCGAGCCTGAGCCGCGCACGGTGCGCGTAGAGGTGCCGGTGGCGGTGCCGTGCCGAGTGCCGGTGGTAGAGATGCCAGTCTGGGCCACGGCGGGGCTGCGGAAAGGCGACGACTTACAGACCAAGGTCCGTGCGTTGCTCGCCGAACGCTTGCAGCGGATCGGTTACGAGGCGCAGATCCTGGCTGCGAATCAGGCCTGTCAGGATTAGGAGTAGACTACGGCCTTTTCCTACGGAGCTCGGTGATGCTGGTCATTCGATTCAAGGGCTGGTCGGTGAAGCTCGACCACCAGGTGGGTGGAGCAGGGAAGTTCGGCATCTGGTCGTTCCACGGCTCGGAGAGCAGCTACGTGCCGGACATGCAGACGATTCTCCGGCATGCTGCTATTCGGCCTGCGGAGCCGAAAGAAGGCGGGGAGGTCGAGGTTTTCATCTGCGACGCGCGCATGCCGCAGGATGAGTGGCGGCCTGTCGGTAGCGGCGTTGCGGCCTACGAGTCGGACCGCTGAATGCTGGCCGTGACGGAAACGTGAAGCACGGAAATGGAAAACGTGAAAAGGAATTTCACGATTGGCACAGTTTAAGTGATTGCGGTCGGCGTAAACTGTTGTAATATAAGCGCTTCTGAGGTGCGAGACAGGATTTAGGTTCCAGCGCCGCAAGGCGTGAGAGTTCGAGTCTCTCCGTCCGCACCATCTTCAGGCTCGGCTTGTCCGGCCGCTGCGGTTGAAGCCGGATCGTTCGGCACGATTCACGATATGGTGGGCGTAGCTCAGTTGGTAGAGCACAGGATTGTGGCTCCTGGTGTCGTGGGTTCGATTCCCATCGTCCACCCCATATTTCGAAGCGCCAGGCCTTGTGCCTGGCGTTTTCGTTTGCGCTTCACGATCTCTTCTCCGCTTGCCTTTCCGGCACCCAGCCCGCCCTCATGGGGCGACGGCAGGTTGAACTTGTTCCAGCTCCGGCGCTCTTAAGCGAGCCCGTCGTTCCTGGCGGGTCCGTATATGCAGTCTGGGTGAAGCGACATGTCGATGAAATGGACCGAGCAGCGCTTGCGCAAGGCTCTCAAGCAGATGGCGAACAATCATGAATCGGCTGCGGTCGAGGTCATGCGCGCCGTCGAGCGGGCGAACGATCCGAAGCTGGCGCAGCGCCTGCTCGAGGTGATCGAGCAGATGCACCAGGATGCCGATGCGCTGCGCTCCATCGACGACGAAATCGCCAGCGGCGTGATCCGTTGCCAATGAGGCCGTAGACGCTCCGCAGTTCAGGACTTCCCGGCGGAAGCCGGCGCATCCGGCCGGTTCGCCAGTTTCGGGCGCAAGGTCGCGCCCTGGGCTGTGTTCCGGCGAACGGTATAAGGTTGGCGGCCGCGGAAGGCGAAGGCGGTGAACAT